GGCTTCCTTCCCCTTGATCTCCAGCGCTCCGCCCGGTCCCTTGTTCTCGGGGGCGTTCGGATCCGGTTGACGGGGCGCCCCGCTCATCATCGGATCTGGTTGAAGCCCGTTGGGCATTTCCGCGGGCTTGCCAGCCGGGTTGTCCCCGCCCGCGCCCAAGGGCTTGTGCATCTGGTCGGGCGCATGGGGGTTGGCCGCGGTCCGGTCGTCTGGGTTCTTGACCGGCTCGCCGGCCTTGGGGGCAGCAACCGCGGGGTCGCCCTCGGGCTTGGGCGCGGACGGATCACCCGGCTTGACGGTTGGGTCTTTCGCCTGCGCCGCGGGGTCGTCGGGCGGCGGGTCAGTAGCGGGGTCCGCGCCGGGCTCGGCGGGGGGTTTGGCGTAGCGCCCTTCCTCGCCCGGCTTCGGGGCTTCGCCCTCGCCCGGCGCGCCCTCAGGTCCGCCCTCGGGGTCAAGCCCGACCATCTCCGGCTTCAGCTTGTCGGCGTCGTCCGCGCACAGCTCGAAGCCCTCGCGCGTCTCCTCATATGGGATCAGCTCAATGATCCGCGCCGCCATGTCGTCCGCGCGCCACATCACCTCCGCCGTGATCCAGTCGATCACATTCAGAGAGGGCTCGGCGGTAAGCCGCTTGTCCACGCCGAAGATTCCGAGCCCGCTGACGATGTTGTCCCATGAGTCCCCGCGGATGGGGCTGTCCACCCGGACGACTTCACCGGTTCGGGGGGTGACATTGCGTCGCAGTAGCGCAGTGGACTTGCCGGCCTCTGGCGCGGAAGCTGCTTTACTGTTAATCAATTTGGCTTGGATGTTCTTGATCCCCATGAGGCGAAAGGTACACCATCGGGGAATGGACTGGACGCGCGCACTCCACATGCCCTGGAATCGGACGGTCTTGGCGGTTTGCTTCGACGTAAAGGTCCTGAACTAGGTGAGGGACGGTTGGCCCCTGTCCTGCAATAGATACCGAACATGAACCCGACCATCCGGAACCTCGAAGCGCAAATCGCCGCGACCCCGGTCAGGGATCAAGCGTCCCTGCGCGCCCTCTACACCAAGCTGTCCCACGTCTACGCGGAGCTGCTCCGCCCTACCAGGTGACTTGTGCCCACGAAAAACGACTGGTTTATCAAGCAGGTAGCTACTGGTTCGCAAGGAACATTCGTGCGTCTGGTCACCCCGAGCACGAACGGACCTGGGTGGATGAGCGAAGCGGATGGCAAGCTCGCCGCGCAGGCGCCCGCGATGGCGAGGCTACTACTCGAGGCAACCGGCTATGACGGCGATTGCTGCATCTGCAGGTTGATCGGCAGGCACACGCCCGACTGTGAGCTAGCAGCGGTCCTCCGCGCGGCGGGGGCGCTCCCTTGAAAGCTTACGAAGAAACGTGGGAGCTGGCTGGATCCGAAACCAATGAGACCTGCCTCAAGAAAGGGCATGTCCTCGGCATTCAGGTCAAAGGGAAGCCTTTCGACGAGGTGGTCACGACTGACTCGGGGGTCTATGGACCTACGTTGGAGCGCGCTCGACTGATCGTGCAGGCGCCTGCGATGGCGCGGTTGCTGCTGCGGTTAAGCCGCCAGCACCAAGCGCTCCCTGGCATCGGCAGCTCTGAAATAAACGACCTGCTGCGCGCGGCGGGGGTGCTGCCTTGACCCCCGAGCAAGTGACCCTCGGCGTGTTGGTGCGCGTTCGCGACGCACAAGACCATAGCCCCGGCGCGATCATCTCACCGCGAATCCTGGACCTGAACGTCTGGCGGCGTGGGGGATACGAAACGATCCCGTGTGTGCTCGTGTCCCTCCCGGCCAGAACGCAGTGGACTCCGCTCGAATACCTTGACCTCTACCCCTAGTTTTACTGTAAAGTCCCGAACGGAGGAAGCCCATGCCAGGTAAGCCGAAGAGCGTTACGAACGAAAGCTGTATCAAGATCGCTGAGGAGCGTGACGAGCTGGACAAGCGACTTACCGCTTCTCTGAAAACGGGGCGCGAGATCGCGGAGGAGCGAAACGAGCTAAAGCAGCTACTCGCAGACATGCACAAAGCGGTCATTCACCTGGAAAAAGGACGAGAAGAACTCGTCGATCAGGAAACAAATCTGATGAAGGAGGTCGAGGCGCTCACCAAGCAGCGAGACATTCTGAAGAAGGAACGCGACGCTAAATATGAACTCATTGAAGAGACCACCGAGGAACGCGACGAATTGAAGAAGGAACTTGCGGCGGAGCGCGAGTGCATCTTCCGCCTTCAGGAGCAACGCATCGAGCTGCGAAAAACAATCGAAACCCTCAAAGCAGATCAGCCGCACAGCTACAAAGCCCACCCCTGGAAGGACATCAACCTGACCTGGAGCGCACTCCTCGCTGCGTCCCTCGACAACTCCCGGTTGGTCGGCGTCGAGATCGAGCTGGAGGGCGGGCATCGCTACCTCATCGGCGACGTGAACACCGACGGCGGTCAGTTCGGTCAGATGAACATGGCCTTCCACCGCGATGTGATCGTGAAGCGGGCGCGTGTGATGGTGCGCCGGTGACCGACAAAGAGCAGATCGCGCACCTGCGCAAAGCGCTCGAAGCTGTGTGCGACGTCGGAATCGACCGAGTCGACGAGTGCATCAGGTACGCGCAACGGGGATTGGATGGTATCGAAATCGACGATTGTCTCAAGCGCTACGGCAGGCCTTGGGAGCGCTGCACAAAACCCGTCGGGCATGACGGTGATTGCGGGTATGACGCGTGATCGCCCGCATCCGCTGCTTCTTCGTCGGCCACTCGCCAGTCGACACCCGCGACTGGTACCCTAAAATGGAGTACGTCCACCATACGTTCGTGTTCCCCATCGTCTGCTCCTGCTGTGACAAACAACTCAACTGAAAGCCTGTCGTGATCCCGTTCCTCAAAACCCGCTGGTCAAAGCTCTCCCCAGGCATGCGCGTTACCTTCGCGGCCGTCATCTTCATCTGTATGATCCTGCCCGGCGGCTTCGTGCTGCTCGCTGCAAGGGCTGCGCTCGGACACGCGCGATCCCGGCGAGGCCAGGTAGATGCCCTGGCACTGGGCGCACTCGCGATGCTGGCTGTCGCGGGACTCGCGGTCGTCGGCTTCGCACAGGCGAACGTCGTCCTCTACGACTTGCGCTACCAAGAGGCGCGAGCCGAGCGCTGCGAAGCTCGCGCCTTGGGCTCAGATTCGGATGAGCTAGCTCCCCTGGTCCCCCCGCCCGAAGAACAGCCCAAGCCGGAACCCGCGCCCGCCCCGCCGCGCGAGCCCGATCCGCTCGTACCAGATCCACCGAAGCCCGAGGACAACCCCTAGCCTCGACGCGCCACCCGGCGCAGCCGCTGCGCCTCGTAGGCGTCGACCCGCGAGGCTTGCGCCGAAGCCCGATGCACAGCGATGGGGATGACCTGCCCGCTTCCGACCAGCTGCCCTGAGACTCCCAACTGCCCGAGCCCTTCGCACGTCGGGGGCTCAGTGGTGCCGGTGCCCATCAGCGCCGATGCAGCGCCTGCGAGCGCGCCCAGTCCGCCAACCGCGGGCGGACCATAGCCCTCGCTCCCGCCCGGAAGCCCTGCGAAGCCTGCCCCCATCTGCTCGAGCTGCACAAAGCCGCCCGGCGCTGGACTTGCGAGGACGCCCGCCCCAACAGCACCCCGCGCGCCCGAACCAATGAGCGAAGGGTCTGGAGCGCTCAAAGCCCCCATTCCCGCCGACCCGCGCATTCCCGCGCCCGCGATCCCCGCCGTCCCTGCGAAGCTCCCGGCCCCAGCTGCCCCGCGCGTCCCCGTCCCCGCGAGCGCTCCGCTTCCGGTCAAGACACTCGACCCCGCAACACCTTGCGCACCTACACCTACTAAGGATCCTTGTCCGGCCATCGAACCGGCGCCCGCCGCCCCGTGCGCGCCCGCGCCGATGAGCGCGCCTGAAGTGCCCGTAAGAGCACCTCCGCCAGCCTCCCCCCGCGCGCCCGCTCCGGATAGCGCGCCAGCTCCCGCCAACGTCCCCGCTCCAGCTGCACCGGATGCTCCCGCCCCAGACAGCGCACTCGAGCCGCTCAATGAGGCCGAAGCGCTGACCCCGTGCGCGCCCACGCCCGCCAGCGGCGCAGTGCCCACGAGCGCGCCGTCCCCGATCACGGATGAGGCCTCGACCAGCGAGCGAAGCGCGACCAGCATCAGGGGCCCGTGTAGTAGGTGACCTGGATGCGCACGAGCCCACCCGTCCCGATGGCCGGCGCAACGATGGTGCTCGCGGTGTTGGCGACGGCGCTCTTCAGCGGGTAAGGGAAGGTCAGCGCCGCGACCCGGTCTTGCGCCGCGGCCGCAAGCAGGTTGCCGCAGTTCCAGGCCAGCCCGTTCAGGTTCGTGGACGTGAAGGCGAGGTTCGTCGCGGCGGCCGCGATGGCGGTGATCGTCGGGTTCAAGCGGGTGATCTCAATCGAGGTGAGGTAGTGGAACAGCCCCGCGCCCGTGGCGGGGAGCGTCGCAGTCACCGTCGTGTTGGCCGCGCTGATCGCACTCACCACCAGGGCCGCGACTGTCGGCAAGGCGTTGCCCGCGGAATCAACGGGGACAACCGCCTGCGCCTCGACGAGGTTCGCGCCGACGGTGTTCTCGAAGGTCTGCACCTTCTTGCCCGTCGAGTCTGGCGCGACCTGCACGATCCCGCTGGCCATTACGCCCCGCCCTCGACGATCCCCAAGGAGTTGATCACCACGGGCCCACCCGAAACGATGGAAGTCGTATTCAGGTTTATATCCGCGCCCGACGCCCCGACCGTGCCCTGCGCAACGCAGGTCGTCCCGTCGGCCTTGTAGATGCGGAAGTGCGACGCCGTCCCGGTCGCGCTCGCGTTCACATTGGCGGGCGGGGTGAAGGCGCTGGTCCCTCCGCTTGCCGCGGGGGCGAGGGGCGAGCCCATGGTGTGCTGAGAAAGCAACGTCCCGGTCGCAGCTGCCGCACAATCCGCGGGAGGCGCCCCCATGTAAATGCGAAGCAGGCCCGCGTTTCCCACTGCCGTGGTGATCGCATCCGCGCGGGCGTTCCGGGCAGCTACCGAATATTGAGCAGTCATTACAGTCTCCCTGTAACCATCCACCCTAGCACAGGGACAGCTTAGCGCCCGTCCTCCGCGCGCAATGTGCCCATCCGCCGGGCGAAGTCCAAGGCGCTGTTCGTCCAGATGCACTCGAGCTGCGAGCCGGCGTCGACGTCATCGTCGTGCGTTGCATTCGGGAACTGGGCGAACTCGTCGATCACATCCGACGTCCAAGCGTGGTGCTCGGGCAGGAACCAATGCCCGCTCTGCACCACCGGCTCCATGACCTCAGCACGCGCTTCCTTGCCGCTGTTCGACACCTCGTTCGGCACAGCGAGCACGCCGTGGTACTCGGCCTCCAGCGCCTCGATGATCGCGTCGCCGTTCGCCTTCGCCTCGATCCAGATGCGGCGGATCTTCGGCCAGCGCAGCTTGAGCGTCTTGATCCAGTCCACAGTCTTCATGTACCCGACCGGCCCACTGAAGCGGTCGAGCACGTAGCGATCCATGCCCTTGCGTCCGACAACCCAGCAGACCGCGCGGTCCGCGTCCTTGCGCTTCTTGAAGTTCGAGTCGACGCTGAGGACGACCTCGTCGAAGCGGAACTTGTCGAGGTTCAGCACGGCCGAAGGGCTCGCGTCCTTGGTCGCGCAGCCATCCGGGCGCGCAAAGCCTACGCTCCCATCGGGCCGCCAGAAGCGCCACCACTCACGCTTGAAGCGGTTGCCCTCCGCCGCGCTGGGGCGCTGCTGGTAAAGGCTGATCCATACACGCTCGAGCACACTTTTACGGATACGCTTCAGGGCCTCGTTGTCGTAGCGCTCGGGGTGGAGCGCGTCGCCTGCATTGCGCAGCGGGCGTTGGTCGATGTCCGAGACCTCATCCTTTTCAGCCACCGCGGGAAAGTTCAGCACGCGATAGGTCTCGCCCTCGCCGGTCTTCATGCGCGCGAGGATCTTCCCCGCGAGATCATTCTCATGCCAGCGCGTGAGGATGATCAGCACGCCCCCGCCGGGCATGAGGCGCGTGTACGCGGTGGAGCTGAACCAGTCCCAGACCTTCTCCTGGTACACCTCAGAGTTTGCCTGCTCGGCGTCCTTGACCGGGTCGTCGATGATCAGCACGTGCGCGCCCATGCCTGTGATTCCTCCGCCCACGCCCGCGCTGCGGTACACGCCCCCTAGACGCCTCCCGTCAGCGCCGCAGGTCTCGAAGATGTCGCTGTTCCGCAGCGGCTGCCCGTACGCCACCGTGCGCACGTTCGAGCCGTTCAAGCAGGTGTTCGGGAAGATCGGCTTGTAGCTGGGCGAGTCGATCACGTTCTGCACGTCGCGGTTCATGCGCGAGGCGAGGTCGTCCCCGTAGCTCGCGCCGATGAACTGCAGCGAAGGCGTCTTGCCCAGCGCCCACGCGGGGAAGCGCCTCGATACGATCTCGCTCTTGCCGTGGCGCGGGGGTGCAAAGAGCATGAGCCGCGGGGAGCGCTTGGCGATCACCTCCGCGTGGAACCATTCGAGAGCGCTGCAGACCTCGCGGTGAAACCAATTCGAGGTGTACTCGGGCATGGTGCGGTGGATGAACTCGAGCAAGTCGCGTCGCGCAAGCTCGCACTCCAAACTTTCAATTGAAGGTTCACGCACCGGTTGCCTCAGCGTCGATCACCTCGGAGCTGGGCTTGGGCTGCTCGGGCGCGGCGACCGTGCGCGGAAGCATCTTGCGACGGAGCGCGAGGTAATCCTTCAGGTCTTGCGTGCTCAATTGCGTGATGTCCATCGCTTCCTCAGGCGCTGTGCCCTCGCCAAGTTTCTCGCCCGCGGACGTCACGTCGAAGCGCGCGACCTCTTTCCCGAATCCGCGTTCGGTCAGCCATTTGATCATTTCGAATTTGAGCGCGGCGCTGCACTCGATCTCCTCCCTCCAAAACTCACCGCTCCTGGTCACGCCCGAAACTACGGTCTTCACCTCGCCGCGAAGCACGCCAATCGCCCACGCGATCAGCTCGAGCCCGTCGGCCGTTGCCTGGCGAATCATCCAACCCAGCGTAGGTGGGCGCCCTGGTCCTGCTGGGCAGCCCTTCACGAAGTACCCGCGATCGTCCCTGTAGCGCTTGGGAGGAGGGGCGGCACCCGCCGTGAAGTCGTTGGGCCCATCCGGCAAATCCGGAATTAAGTCAACCCCATCCACGGTACGAACGAGCGCGGTAGAGACCGGTTTACGCGGTGGGTCAAGAAGGTCAAATGGGTCCATAACGCCTCAGGGTAGGATCTAACCCTGCGAACTTTCAACCCGATGTAAGCAGCGCTTGACGCCTTCGAAGTAAGTAGATACTAATGCTGGGCCTACTTCCCGGGCGCTTCCCCCACATCAAAAGGTGTAAGTCCTTATGAAGAACCCGATCCTGATGCTGAAGCGTGAGTCTTCCCGAGCATTCCGCGTGGTGGTTGTTGGGGATACCTACCAGGGCCCCAAGCGCGGCATCCACTACCTCCCGAGCCAGCCTAGGAGGGGCCTCAGCAGGGCCAAGGCGCTCGCCCTGGCCTCTGAATGGACTCCGGCTAGGGTGGTCTCTTTCTGCGCCAAGCGGGAGGGCTCGTATGTCTACCCCTCCGTGCGCCCGCTCTTATCTCCCGTCACGAAGGTGATGAGAGGTGGGTTTAAGTTCGAGCGCTCGGCTGTTCCTACCATCGACACTAGGAAAAACGAGCGCTTAGCTGCTGTTCCTACTGCCGCTGACCTCATCATGAAGCGTCGCGAGGCTCTCCGAACGCTCAGCGAAATCGACGCAAAACTCGAAAAAATGCTGGAATTACGTGCGGTTAAGGCCATACAACGGGGGATGGCGGCGCCCTTGAACAACAGCACGACACTACAATGACGCGGCGCGGCTGTTCCTGCTCCTCCTTCATCCGGGCCTTTTCAACATCCTTAGCTTTTAAGTGCGTTAACACTACTCTCCAATGATCTTATTTTACTCTATTAGTAGTAGGAACAGTAGGAACACCATAGTTAGCTCAACAAATACAAATGGTTCTACTGTTCCTGGTAGTGTTCCGGCCTGATCCTGCTCCTACTCACTTGCTTTTGGCGCGTGTTCCTGTAAAGCTTTAGGTCCTAGAAAAGGGGTTACATCGTGCTGATGAGCGTGAGTCTCGACGAAGTGAGCTACGAAGTGCTGGAGGGGTTCGGAGAGTCATACGACGCCCCGTTAAGCGCGGTCGCGGCCGGTCTGATCCGGGCCGCGCTTCGGGCGGGGCTTCAGCCGGAGAGCAACCCCCTGCCCATGGGGCGTCCGCGTTGTGACCCTAAGTCGGTCGTGTACCGACAGATCGCCAAGGAGCCTCGCGACTATGCGGAGCTGTGCGGCGCCACGGATCTTACAGCTGAGGCTACAGCACAGGCCGTGGCCGAGCTGCTCACCGAACAGCGAATCGAGATGGACGCTCAAGGCGTCTGCAGCACCGTGCCGAAGCTGATCCCCAAGCGGCGGATCTTCGCCCAGTGCAGCTACGTTGATGCAGATTGAACGTTTACAGGACAGGGGGACTAGACGATTGAGCCGCGCTGGGCGTACCGTCCGCGGACCTTCCCAGGGGACCCGCCTTGCGCGTTGCGTTCTACCATTCGAACAGAGACAACGTCCCGAAAAGCGCTGACCTCACATGGGGGCAGCTCGCAGAGGTTCTAACCCAGCATCAGATGACCCCCTGCGCGCCCTGTGGGGGGCATGACTGCGCGCTCAAGTTCGGCCGCGCATGGTCGCCCGCGGATCTGGACGTGCGACGTACTGAGCCCAATGTGCGCAGCATCGGCGCGCTGGTGCTGGACTTCGACGGGCTGAGCGAGACCCTCGCGCGTGACGCCTTGCAGCGCCTCAGCGCCTTCACGAACATCGTCTACACCACCCATTCGCACGCGGTGATGCAGCTCGAGCAGCCGCCGCGCTTCAGCTTCCGTGCAGTCATTCAGCTGAGCCGATCCGTAGCGGCGGCGGACTGGCGCGGGTTCCTCGCGCGTGCAGTGACATACCTTGGTGTCGCGGCGTTCCCAGGCATCGCCGAGTGCGGCGATCTCTCACGCCTCTACTTCTTGCCGACCGCGTCAGTCGGCTCGCGCCCCGTCGCAGCGGCGCACGATGGCGTCGCGATGAACGTCGATGCGATCATGGCGTTGCCCGCGCCTCCCATCGCGACCACAGCCCCCCGCGCGGTCGCAGCGGTGAACGTCCCGGGGATCGTCTGGCAGGACCCCGCTACGGTGGACCTGGAGGCCCTGCGTAAGGCCCTGCGCTCGGTCAGCAATGAGACCTCGAAGCCTTTGGCACAGGCAATCCTGAAGGGCGAGGCGGTGGGCTGGAGCGACGCGCAGCGCCGCCAGGGCGCGCCGCAGCTGGGCAGGGATCACGGCCTCCAGCGCGCGAGCAGCTTGGTGGCTTGGGCTTGCCCCCTCGGCACCCCGCTGCCCGCGCTATTCGAGTTGCTTCGCCCCACCTTCAATGGGATGGATCTCGCGCCCGAGGGCCCGGACTACTGGCGCGCGGAGATCGACGACATGCTGCGCCGCGCGGTGGCGCGCAAGGCTGAGGCCGAAGCTCGTGAGAATCTCGAGCACCAGCGGTTACTAGACGTCACCTTCGGTCCAGGGTTCGGCCCGGACAACAGCTTCAAGCCGGTGGGCAGTACGCCCAGCGCAGCGGGCGGCACGACGGGAAGCGTGCCTGTACCCGCGTTCGCGCCCCTTGGGGGCGCACCGGCCCTTTCGCCCGCCCCTGCGCGGGACTTGCTTGATGAGCTGTGCGCTCAGTACGCGGGGGCGGGCCCGCCGGTCCCTACCCCGGCCGTCGCTAGCCTCCCCGCGGCGCCGGTCGAATCAGAAGGGGACGCCAGCTGGACCAAGGCGCTGCTGTACAAGACCGACAAGAACGGCAATCAGACCGAGCTGCGCGGGTGCCCCGCCAATGCGAGCACGATTCTGAGGCACGACACGCACTGGCGCGGGATGGTCCGCCGCAATGAGTTCACCGGAGCGGCGGAGATTTGGGGCGGACCTATCTTCCAGCAACAGCCTCCCAAGCCCCTGCCGGTGACCGACGAGCACGTGACGAAGATCGCCATGTGGCTGCAGCAACGTCCCGAGATAGCGATGAGGTTCGACATCAGCACCCAGTCCCTTTACGAGGTGATCAACGCGGTAGCGAGCGACCACAGCTACCACCCGATTCGCGACTATTGCGATGAGGTGGAGTGGGACGGCGCCCCCCGCCTTGACAGCTGGCTGGAGACCTACCTAGGGGCGAAGCTTTTAGATGCTGCGGGCGAGGACATTACCGCGTACGTGCGCGCCGCCGCCGCGAAATGGCTGATCGCCGCCGTGGCACGCGTCTACGAGCCTGGCTGCAAGGTCCAGAACGTATTGATCCTGGAAGGTGAGCAGGGGCTTCGTAAGAGCACAGCCTTCGAGGTATTGGCCTCGCGCCCATTCTTCACGGACCAAACGATGGATATCGGCCACAAGGACACCTCCATTGCCACGACGAAGAACTGGATTGTCGAGCTGGCCGAGCTGGACGCCTTCCGCAAGAGCGAGCACACCCAAGCCAAGGCATTCTTCACGCGCGATTGGGAGTCCTACCGGCCGCCTTACGGAAGGCACGAGATCAAGCGCCCGCGCGTCTGCATCTTCGGGGGCACCAGCAACCGCGATGACTACCTGACAGACCCTACAGGCAACAGGCGCTACTGGCCGGTGGTCTGTACGAAGGTCGACGTGGCTGCGCTGGAACGCGACCGTGATCAGCTTTGGGCTGAGGCAGTGGCGCGCTACCAGGCGGGCAAGGCGGAGCGCAGCGATTGCCTGTGGTGGCTGACGAAGGCGGAGGAGGAGATCGCGTTCCGTGCGGCGGAGGAGCGCGTCGCCCCTGACGATTGGGAGGACAAGATCCTGCGTTGGTGGGCGCAGGTTGCTGGACGCCCCATGGATGTGCGGATCGGCACGGTGCTGGAAATCGCTTTGGGGTTCACCGCGGACAAGATGCACCATGGGGTAAGCACCCGCGCGGGGGCGTGCCTGAAGAAGCTGGGCTTCACGCGGAAGCGGAAGCGCGAAGCAGGTCGCCTGTTGTGGTACTACGAGCCCGGGGGGGCGCTGGCAAACGTGCAAACGGCTATACCCGCTGGGGTCATGGGGCATCTGTCTATGCTGCCCGGGGGGGCTTGACAGGTTCGGTCGTTTTACTGTTTAGTTAGTCGTCAACTTCCCTGGGGCTGAACATGACGCGCAAGACATACGATCCCACCAAGATCAAGCTGACGTTTGCAGGCCAAGAGGTGAAGCCCGTGCGAGAGTTCCGCATCGTCTTCAAGCGCGGTCAGCCGTTTAACCTTGATAGGCTCGCCCGCTGGACCGTCAATGTGAATCCGTGGTTGTGGTGGGGAGTGACGGTGCTGGTCAGCGTCGGGGCCGGGCTTCTTTCTGTGCTGGTGCGTGGATGAAATGCAAGACGTGCAAGCGACCGCTTCAGCCTTACTTGAAGGCTTCCTTTTGGAACGCGAAGCCCGGTTACCTCCCGTGTGCTACCTGCGACGTCCCAAAGGGCGCGACAACCTTTTGCGTGGACAATTCGACCTGGTTCCGGTTGCGCCACTGCGCGCAGCGGTACGAAGGGCCGGAGCCGGGGAACCCGAACGTGAAACACGTTCCTGGGATGGGATGGGTGGATATCTGGAGGGAGTATGAATTCATGCCATCTCCCGGCAGGTCCTTTAAGAATCGAGAACCGAGATGAGCGAGCGAGTCAAAGTGGTCGAGATTGAGTACCCCCGGAATCCGGGCGCGGAATTCGACACTGTAGAGGTCGGCCTGCTGGACGTGCGCGCGGCTGATTCCATCAGGGTGAGTTACGATTTCGAGCGCGACGGCTGGTCTATCCAGCAGGCCCGGTATACCAAAGATGACATGGGCTATATTGAGAGGGTGGGATGGGAAGAGGTCTCGTTCCATAAGGCGTGGGCTCTGGAACCGGACGCGGAATGAAGCCCCCGGGCTGGAGATGGTACGAGTGTCAGCCTTGGAGCGATCTGCTTTTGCTGGCCGCGGGCTGGCTGTTGTTCGGTGCAATCGGAGCGTGCGCGGCGTTCTGCGCTTGGAGGAGCGGACGATGAGTGATCATCTAGGGCTTGGGCGATGCAACGGATGCAAATCCGCGACCGGCTTTTGCGAACGCTGCATGAGTATCAGGGCGAGCGCGAGAGCCGAAGGCACCGCGCAGGAGCGGACGATGAGCGATCTAGTCAAGCGGCTTCGCCGACGCAACAGCGAGCTTCGTAAGCTGCTGATGAACCATCACGTTATTTACCGACGGGTCGCCCGGCAACAGGATCTGGACAAGGCCCGCGCTGAAGGAGCCGAGCCTTATGTGAGGGATCTAGCCGACCTGGAACTGCAGCGTCAAAAGGACGTAGCGCGCATGCGGGAGGCGTGCGCGGTGTTGGCCGAAGAGACAGGCCACCGAAACTGTGGATGCCCGGACGATATCGCTTTCAGAATTCGAGCTGGGGGCGAAACGCCGAAGTGCGCAACGTGCGCTGGCTGGTGCGTCCGGGAGAGATGTCCTGGATGGCCAGCTTGTGAAGAAGCGAACCCTCCGTGACCGAACTCGACAAGCTTTTCGGCGACGAGCCCGGACGTGCGCCCTCCGTCGTCGACGGAGTGTGGAAGCAATCCAGCGTGACGCAACTGAAGTCGCTGAGCTTGTGCGTGCTGAAATGGTGGCTGGAAAAGGTCAAACGCTACAAGCGCAAGCCAGCCAGCAAGGGGATGTTGGCCGGGCTGAAGGGACACACCGAGCTTGAGCACTACCTGAAGACCGGGCAGGACGCGATGGGCCCAGAGGCGCGCGCGGGGAAGCTGTACTTGCCTTTGCCTGCGCGCGTGGAACTGGCCGCGGGGGCCTTCCAGGTGATCCCGGGATTGCTGATCGAGCACCGTTTCGACGGTCAGGCGAAGGGCGCGCCCTTCAACGCTGCCACCGCGCTGTTGAAGGCGGGAGACGTTCCCCTAGACGGCTTCATCGACGTCGTGAACGCCCGCTTTCTCGCCGAGGGCGGGGAACTCTACGGGACCGGGAATTGGGTGGATAAAGGGACGTTGGTCCTCAGCGATCACAAATTCACGAAGGACGTAGACGCCTACGGGTCCCATGAGCACGAGCTGGTCTCGGTCGACTATGAGCACGGCATCCAGATGATCGGCTATGCGGAGTGGGCGCGGTTGATGCTCGCGACTGGGCTATTCCCCGCGTTCGAGCGCGTGTTGCTCCAGCACATTACGTATCAGTGGTATGGACGCCACATCGCCCGCCAGGTGTCGGCTTTGGTAGACCTTGCGCACGTCGAGCGAGAATGGTTTAAAGTAAATTCACTCGCCAGCACGGGAGTAGACGCCGCGAAGGAAACCGATGTTCTTAAGATCCCGTACAACGAAGGTGCTTGCAGCGCGTACGGGGGCTGTGACTTTCTGGGCGTTTGCCCAAGATCGCCGCTGAACCGCACCTTCAACAACCCAGGAAAGGAAGAAGACCCGATGAACATTCTCGATCAAATGTTTGGAGGCCCCCCAGGCGCTCCGCCCACCGAAGCGGCTCCCGTCGCGCCCCCGGCCCCACCCGTACCCGTCGTCCCGCCAGCGCCCCCCGCCCCGGTGCAGTCCCTTCCGCTGCCCGCGGGCTGGATTTACGCCGCGCACGCCCTGCCGGGACAGGTTTACTTCGTCCAGGCCTACGGCAAGCCGATGCGTTACGTGGGAGCCGATCCTGTTGGCACGCTGCTGTTCGAGACGGGCGATCACCGCGGCAATGTGCCCCTGAACGCTGTCACGCACGTATTCCCCATCGCCGCGCCACCGGTCGCGCCGACCGCCACCCCAGGGACCGCCGTCGTCGGTGTGGGCGCGGATGGGCGTCCGCTGCCCGCGTTGCTGCCCCCGGACGCCCCCGCGTCCAACCCGCTGACCTCCAGCACACCCACGGTTCCGGTACCCCCGGACCCCGCGACCGAAGCGGCGAAGAAAGCCGAAAAGGAAGCGGTCAAGGCTGCGAAGAAGGCGGCCAAGGCTGCAGCCGCGCCGCAGCAGCTGCCGCCCATCGCCGGGACCGTCAGCTACAGCGCGCCCGCCGCGCCTCCGGTTCCGACAGTGGGCTTTCAAGCGCCTGCCGGACCGGTCCAGGCGTTCGAGCAGTCCACAGCACAGGCGCTCGACATCCCGACATCTGCGCCGACATCCATCCCAGCGCCCGCTGCCCCCGTCGATTTCCTGCGCACGAAGCTTTATCTCGGGTGCCGGCCAGATGCGGGCGCGGTGCGGATCGATGACTACGCGAACGGGCTCGTAGAGAAGCTCTGCGCGCGCTACGGCGTCGCTCATCCTCAGATCGTCCCGCGTGATGGGACCGGTGGGCAGGACAAAAACCATCCCCTCGCGATGGGAGGATGGAAAGGGCTGCTCAGCGGCGTTGTTCGACTCGCACCGCCCCCGCCCGGTTCCTATTTCGTCGGGAGTTTCAGCGAGACCACGGAAGTCATCGCGAACGCTTTGGCGGGACTTTTGCCCGCTGAGAACGTGATTCGCGCAGGGTAAGCGCGTGGGGACACGCGCCAGCCCCGTCCGCGCCAGGTGAGAGCGAGCGGGGCGTCTTGTCCGGTCGAAATAGACTGGGTGGTGTTCGAATCCCGATTGGTTCGGGAGTATGTCCCTTAGAGGGCAGGAGACGCCGGTTCGAATCCGGCCGACATCGTTCAAATGCAGACGGAGGCAAACGTGAGCAATAAGTTTGGAAGTCGACGCGATTCGAAACCGAAAGCAAAGCAGGACTTGTACTTCAACAAGGAGCTGCTCGCGGAGATGGAAGCGGAGAGCAAGCGACTCAATCGCCCCTTGAGCTGGCTCGCTCGTGAATCCTGGAAGCTGGCGCGCGCCAAGGTCCAGAGCTTTCGCGCTCCCTCGACCATCTAGACCATGGCCGACCTGTTCGACGATCTGGCGGCAAAGGCCGCGCAAGCTTACGGGGGCGCGATTGACCTCGCGACTGCGGTCAGCTCGCCGACCATCGCGCTCCCGCCGAACAGGATCTTGATGGAAGGGAAGTACGCCGTCAGGGACAGCGAAGACCTGCGGAGGATCGAAGCGCTTCCAAGGCGCTCTGCGACGGTAGCCCCGGAGTCGAAGCACTGGCTGGAGCAAGTCGTCGAGTACATGACCGCGTCGCTCCGGATCGACAATCCGGCGTGTCAGTGCGCGGCGCTGGGGGCTGTGAAGAAAGACGGATCCCCGGACTGCATTCTGCGTCTGCTCCCCGTGCAGGCGGCGTACCTCTATGAGGCGATGCTGATTGGCGGGATTCTCGGTCCAATCGGTGTAGGGCACGGCAAGACGGGGATCGACATCCTGCTCCCGATGGTCATCCCGGGATGCAAGGTTGCGGTGTTGCTGCTCCCACCGCGCCTGGTGCCTCAGCTGAAGCACGATTTCAAGCTCTGGTCCCAGCACTTCAGGACACCGAACCTCGCCGGATGCCCTCCCTTTCGCGCGGACGGTCGCCCCGTGCTCGAGCTGTTGCCCTACTCCATGCTGTCGACGAAAAGCGGCGCAGGCAAGCTGCTGGAGCTGCGCCCCGACGTGCTGATGATGGACGAATGCCACAACGCGAAGAAGCCGAAGCCGGGCGCGCGCCCGTCCGCGCGATGGGCGCGAATCGAGGACTTCAAGCGCGCCTACCCCGCTTGCCGCCACTACCGCCACAGTGGCACGGTCACCACGAAGAGCGTCTACGACTACCAGCACCATTCGGAGGACTGCTTGGGCGATCGCAGCATCCTCCCGCGCGACCCCGATGCGATGGCCGAATGGGCTGCGGCCCTAGATCCAGTCGACGACCCGGCACCCATCGGTGCGCTTCGCCGCCTGTGCCAGATCGGCGAGAACGCTCGGCAGGGCTTCCGGAGGCGCCTGGTCGAGACCGCGGGGGTGGTGGCGACCGAGGAAAGCGCCATCGGGAATTCGCTGTTTTTCACTGAACGCAAGGTATCGATCCCGAAAGTCATCGGTGACTTGATCGCGAAAACCCGTCTGAGCAACGAACGCCCGGACGGTGAGCCCTTTGCCGACGGGCTGCGCAAGGCGGCGTGCCTGCGCGAGCTGAGCGCCGGCTTCTATTACGTATGGTACTTCCCACCCATTGACGGCGTTCCGCAACGCGCTTCCGTGATCGATCTCTGGCTGGAGCGACGCAAGGCTTACAACAAAGAACTGTACGCCCGGTTGCTGGCGCCGCAGCCCGGAATGGATTCGATGCTGCTCTGTTGGGAGGCTGCGACGCGCTGGCACGAGGGCTACGTTTGGATCGATGTGCACGGTCACCGGCACACTGAGCCTGCATATTCGACGAGGGGGCCTTACCCGGTCTGGGCGTCACAGCACTTCGTCGGGTGGCGCGAGGTCAAAGACACGGTCGTAAAGCAGACCGTTCCAAAATGGGTGGACGATTTTCTGGTCGCGGACGCCCTCGTGTGGGCCCGCGCGGAGCCCGGGATCGTCTGGTTCGATCACCGCGCCTTTGGGCTGCGCATGCGCGAGCTTGCCCCGGACCTCGGTTTCTACGGCGGCGGGGACAAGGACGACGAGCGCATGATCGAGGAGCGTGCTAAGGTGTCGATCATCTGCTCAATTGATTCGCATGGTGAAGGTAAGAAACTTCAAAAGTTCTATCGGTCGTTGATGGGAAATTTCCCCAAAAACAAAACGCTTGAGCAGGTGATCGGCCGTACGCATCGGCAGGGGCAGCACGCCGACGAGGTGGAGATCTGCTGGTACCGCCACACCGACGAATATTGTAAATTCTTTGACAACGCGTATGAGCAGGCGCGGTATGTCGACGAGACCCAGGCGAAGAGCGTCGGGGCTTCACAGAAACTCCTGCTCGGATCGAAGGACTGGCGATGAAGGCACTTCCCGGAATGAGTTTGAAGGCGTACCGCGAGGAAGGCGACCGCGCGTTTCTGGGCGTGGTGCTGAAGGAGGCGGGCGGGAATATCGCCAAGGCCGCGCGACTGGCGGGGCTTTCGCGCACGGGCTTATACCGGCTGATGAGCAAGTATGGGATCGAAGTCGCTGAGAAAGGAGCCGAACCCATCGTTCCGGTCCTTGGAGAGCCGATGGTTTGCGAGCACGCAAACGAAGCCTCTGACATCTGCGAATGCGATGAGGAGTGCTACTGCCGGAAGGGGCTGTGCTACATGCGCAGCGCTGAGGCGCGCGCGTGAAGGCACTCGCCGGCAAGATTCTGGAGGCGCTGTGCGTGGCTGCGTTCACCACTGTCGGCGCAGCTCTGGGAGCGAAGCTGCTGGAACGCGTCGTACCTCCAGAACCTCAGCCCGAACCCGTTCGTAAGGCACGAAGGAAACGCCGATGAAAATCGATTTGACCCCCGAGTGGCGGGCGGTGGGACTGGCCTTGAACGGTGCGGGCGCAGCGGTCGCCATCGGGCGCGCGCCTAATGGGGACGTGATCGGGCACTGCTACGTGAACAACGTAGCTGTCGCCACTGTACCGGGAAAAGACGTTGCAATGCTGTTTCGAAACCTAGCTGTGTTGGTGGAGCAGACCAGATGAGAATCACCTACCCGGACCAAGACGAACGAATCGACCGCGTCGTCGAAATCCTAGAAGACGAGGGCGTCCCTTACATCGCGGCGTACCGTGCCGCTCGTCGAATCGTCGAGTTGGGCCCGGTTGCGCGTCCTATGCGCGTCGTTCCTTTAGACCCCGTCGGTGACACGTGAACGACCTGGAACGGAATCGCGCGCTTAGGGATGAGATACTGGAGCGGGCCGGGATCAGCTGCGCCGAGCGCGAGCGCCACCAACAGGAGATCCAGTTGCTGGAGTCACGCAACCGCCAGTTGGTCGAGTTGCTGCACTTCCATTTACGTCAGCAGGCTGAAGAGCCCATCACCTACGAGGACATCAACCGTGTCCTAGAAGCGTTCAATGCGTGTGGGTAGGTTTGACTATTATTTTATTCGGCCTCATCCTCCGTCTCACGTTGATCCAAGTTCTCGCTCTTGGGTTCGCGTTCGTGATCTGCGAGTTCATCCGAATCAGAAAGTGAAATCATGAGTAATCCTTACCCTGGTCAGTTTCCCCCCGCGCCCGCCGGACAACCGGCGGCGCCTCAGTATCCGCCGCAAGCCGGATGGGCGCCTACGCCCCCCGGTTACCCTCAGGCGCCCGCGCCCCAGGGTTACTACCCTCCCCAGCAGCCCGGGTACGCAGGCCCGCCCGGGTACGCACCCCAGCAGGCGCCGCCGCCCGGGTATCCCCAAGCACCGAATCCGTTCGGGGCGCCGCCTCAGCAGGGCGGAAGCGTCGTCGACGCGGTGATTCAGGCCGTGCTCGGCGCCGAGTCGTCCGATGGTGGGTCGCGCTGGAGGCACGGTCGGTACCTCGTGCTGATCGAGCAACTCGTCTTCAAGCAAGGCAACGAGGGACCACTCTTCGTGCCGGAGTTCCGTGTCGAGCAGTCGCAGGCGGTCAACATCGTCAACCCCGACACCAACCAGGTGGATGGGCCTTTTGATCCGGGGACGACAATCGGCTTTCCCTGCAAGATGCAGAAGAAGCCCTCGGCATCGAACGCGCGCGGCTTCGTCCTCGCGATGCTCGAAAAGCCCGAGAACAAGCAGGACCCCGAACTCACCAAGCTGATCGGTGAGAAGATGGCGCAGTGGTCGCAGCCGGGGCAGCCGCTGCGCGGCTTCGCTGTGCTGATCGAGACGTACAACCACACGATTCGCAGCGGGCCAAACGCGGGCAAGAACATGATTCGGCTCAAGTTTAAGCGACTGCCGGGGCAGACCGCGGAAAGCGTCACCGCGAACCGGGCGAAGCTTGACCAGTTCGCCCCGCCCGCCGCGCGAGCTGCGCCGGGTGCTCCCGCGCCGCAGTACCCTCAGGCGCCCGCGCCCCAGGGCTACGCGCCCCCGCCGCTGCCTCCGATGCCCCCCGCTCCGCAGGCGCCCGGCGCGCCCCCGGCCGCCCCCGGCAATCCGTTTCAAGGTCTGCTGTAGTCCCTCGCGCCGCCCTCGTTCACCGGGGGCGGCGCTTCTTCCCGGAGTCCCGATGAACACGATGCTCGAGCTTGTCGAAGACGCTTTGCTGAGCGCGCTTGAAGAGGCGGGTCCGAAGCTCCCTAAGGATTTCTCGATTCGGATTCCTGACAAGGCTTACGCCGCACTCGCGCACGCTGCACCGGCGCCGCATATGATCGCTGGCGGGTACACCATCAGGATCTACCCAGACAGCGCTCTCACATTGTTCGAAGACATGACGCTTGCCGAATGGATCGAGCACACCACAGCTACGGCGCTGAACGACGCGCCCGAAGACGACTTTCGACGAAGGGCCGCCGCAGCGCTCCGGAAGGTCAGGACCGGCAAGTGACCCCCGAGCGAAACTACTGGGCATTCGACCTAGAAACCGACCTCATTATGCCCGGGTTGCTGGCGCCCCCGCCGGTCTGCGCGTCGGTCTCGGACGCCAAGGGGGCTAAGAAGATCCTCGCCGATGCTGAGATCCTTCCATGGGTCGCGCACGAGTTGGACCGATCGATCTGGATCGGCGCCAATATCGCCTACGACTTCGGAGTGATCGGCGCCTACTCCCCCTCCCTCGTGCGCTCGATCTTCAAGGCCTACAGGGAAGGCCGGGTCTTCGACATTCAGATTGCACAGGCCCTCGATGCCATCGCCAAGGGCACCCTGTTCAAGGACCCGCGCACCGGGGGCGGGCTGAAGGACCCGACGACAGGCAAAAGCAAAAACCGCTACTCCTTGTCCATCGTGACGGACCTGGTACTTGGGCGAAAGGACGCCAAGGCAAATGACTGGGCGCGCTTGCGCTACTCGCTCTTCCGCGGCGTACCGCTCGCCGGCTGGACCGAGCATGCGCGGGCGCTCGGCTGCGTTGACCCCGAGGGCGTTACTCAGTACCCGCTGGATGATGCAGGCAATACGATGAGCTGTGCGCTCGGGCAGCGCGGACACGAAAACCTTCAGGAAATGGCCGCGCAGTCCTACACCGCTTGGTGCATGCACCTTGGCTCGATGTGGGGTCGCCGAACGGATCCTGTAGCGGTTGCGAATCTGAAGACGATTATCGAAGCCAAGCACGCAAAGGCTGTGATCGATTTCAAGGCCTCCGGGCTGCTCGACGAGAACGGCGACGAAGACCAGATCGTCAAGAAGCGGATGGTCGCGACTGCGTACGGCGCAACGGGCATTTGCCCGGCGTGCGTCGGAAGCGGAAAGGTGATCAGCGAGAAGAGCGGCAACCCGATTCAGTGCAAGGTCTGCAGCGCGACGGGGCTCAACATTGCTTCCGCACCCACGCTCAAGCTGACGGACACCGGGGGCGTCTGCGCGGATCGCGATGCTCTTTCGGAGTCTGGCGATGATCTGCTAGAGAGCTACGCCGACGTTTCGAACATCAACAAGCTTCGCAACACCTACCTTCCTTTTCTTGAGCTTGGAACGAAGCAACCGGTCAACGTTCAACCTAATGTGATCGTCGAGAACGGGCGTACCTCGTATGAGGGGCTGATCCAGCTCATCCCGCGACAGGGAGGGATTCGCGAGTGCTTCCTTCCGCGCGAGGGTTGGCTTTACTGCTCGACCGATTACCCCGCCCTGGAAATGACGACGCTCGCACAGGTCTGCATGTGGATCGTGGGCTGGTCGCAGCTCCAACAGGCGATTGACGCCAAGCTGGATTTGCACAGCGCCTTCGCGGCGAAGCTGACCGGGAAGAGCTATGACGAGTTCTACGCGCTGATCCTCGCGAAGGACAAATGGGCGAAGGGCATTCGCCAAGCCTGCAAGGCCGCTAATTTCGGCTTCCCCGGGTACATGGGCGCAGCCCGATTCGTTGCCTCCAAGCGCGCGCAGGAGAACTTACGGATCTGCATCTCATTGGGACAAGCCCCGAAGTGCGAGACCTGCCAAGGCGTCGAGGGTATCGATTGCAAACGCTGCTACGGGCGCGGATTCCTTTGCGCTCTGGTCAAGGTTACCGAGTGGAACAACCGGAAGACCACCCCGACGTGTAAGCACTGCCTCGAGCTTGCCGAGGACCTGAAAAAGGGGTGGTTTGCCCAGTGGTCCGAGATGAAGTCCTATTTCGATTTCATCAAAAAGCAATGCGCGAGTCCCCTCGGGGGGAAGCTGCGTCAGTTCGTCAGCAACCGGTGGCGCGGCAACCTCGACGTCATGAATGGCGCGAACACGCTTTTCTCCGGCCTTGCCGCGGATCTGGCGAAATACGCGCTGCGGCTGATCAGCGACGAAGCGTACACCGACGAGAACAGCGCACTTTGGGAGACACGTCCGCTCGAGCTGATCCACGACGAGGTGTTCAGCGAGATGCCCGAAGCCCGCGCACATGCGGCGGCTTGGCGCCAGGCGGAGCTGTGTGACCAAGCTCTGGCGCGCTATTGCCCCGACGTGAAGCCAAAGAATGTGGAGCCCGCGTTGATGCGGCGGTGGTCGAAAGACGCCGAGCGGGTCGATGGGCCGGACGGGAAGTTGATCCCCTGGACGCCGAAGCGGAAGCCGGGCGAGGTGTTCATGTGGGAACCGGGCTACACGGCCGCAGCTTGACCGGCGGTTTCATTTTACTGTTAAATAGGAGGCGTGATGAAAACACTCAACCGCGACGTTCTTGCGAAAATGACTGCGACCGAGATTCGTTTGCGCCTCGGGCTGCCAGTGGCTGATTTGAGCGCCTGCAGCGTCGACGCCTTGGAGACGACCGTCGCGCTCGACTGCGCCGCGCTTGCGGCGAAGGCGGGGCGATGACCAGGTTCGTCTTCAACGTGGGCGACGGGCGTATCGTCACCCCCATCTCGCTCGGCGGCTACCCGGTGATTTACTGGGATCCCCCATGGGGCTACGACGACCCCGGCACCGACGGCGGGGTCGGTCACGAATACCAGACGATGACCTTTGAGCAACTCGCTGCACTGCCTCTCGACACGCTCGCGGCGCCTACCTGCGCGATGTTCATGTGGGCCACGCGCCCGCGGATGGAAGAGGCGCTTGCATTGATCCGCGCGCACGGATTCGAATACGTGAACGAGGCGTTCACCTGGGTCAAGACGAAGGGCACCAACGTTGACGGCTCCGGAAAGCCCTTCCTTGGGCTCGGGAGGATGACCCGCGGGAATACCGAGCCTTGCCTTTACGCGCGCCGCGGGAAGCCGAAGCGCGCCGACGCCGGGGTGTCTCAGGTCGTCGTGACGAACGAGCTGATTGTCGCCCCGCTCGGGCAGCACAGCGCGAAGCCCCCAGAAACCCGAGAGTTGATCGCCCGCTTGATGGGCGAGACCCCGCGCGTAGAGCTGTTCGCGCGCGACGCTGTCCCAGGCTGGGACGGATGGGGGAACCAGTACCCGATGCCGGCGGGACGCCCGGCGCTGACCTTGGAGGAAACAACATGAACGAAATGGTGCAGAAGCTGAAGCAGGCGATTGACGCGGATCGTGCGCGGTTCAAACTCGACCCGATTTCAAACAACGCGGCTCGAGAGATCCTCGTGCAGATAGGCACCGAGGGGGCGCAATGGATCATCAACGGCGGAGGCAACTCCGACAGCGCACATACCGGTCAGCGAATGACCGGGCTGAATCAGTACCAGCAGGAGGTCAAACGCACTTCGAATCGCGACCTCAAGGCATATCCGGAATGCCTGCGCGCGGCCGTTGCGGCGATGGTACGCGCGGCCGACGGTATCGTAGGGCCCGATGACCCGTCTAAATTGCGCCAGCAGGCGCAGGAGCTGTTGAAGATCTGGGATCGGCTCATCTGGGGTTTGGGGTTGGCAGGCGAGGCGGGCGAGGTGACCGACGGGCTCAAGAAAAAATACGGACATGGGAAGGCCGTTTCAGACGAATACTTCAAGCTCGAGCTTGGGGACGGCGGATGGTACGGCAATGCGCTGGCCGACAGTTTCGGCTTTACCGCAGAAGACGTCGCGACGGCGAATTCCGTCAAACTTCGCAAGCGGCACCCCGTGGGGTTCACCGTCGAATCAGCCAACGCGAAGGCCGATGAGGCTCCGCGTCAATTGACGCAACGCGAGCAGGAAGACGCTGAAGCACTCGCGCAACGTAAGCCTATGTGCTGGGCGACGGCTCCAGTACCCGGTCAATGGATGTGTAACCGCGGCACAGGGCATCCGGGCGACCACATAGCGTCCAATGGATATGTAATCTTGGAACGCTGGGCCGCTCCCGCCGTGTTCCACGCATGCGGCGCGCGCGACCCGAGCCCCGGTCAGTTCCAGTCGAGCTTCCCTTGCAGGTTGACCGACGGTCACGACGGCGACCACATTAGCTCGGACGGGCAGTGGAGCCGGGAGCGTATCCGGTGAGGCTCTACGTCGCCAGCGCTTTCGTAAACAAGTTCGAAGTTCAAAAGGTCCAAAAGGCGCTGCGCAAGGACAGGCACACGATCACCCACGACTGGACGAAAGAGAGCGCCGATCACTTGGAAGCCGGTTCGAAGGAATTCTTCGAGTACCTCTACAAGTGCGGCGACGCGGATTTCTTCGGCGTGCTGAACGCCGATGCGCTGGTCGTCGTCGCGCATCCAGCTATGAGCGACACCAAAGCAGAGCTGGGGATCGCCCTCGGCGCCGGAATCCCGGTCTACGTGCTCTGGCCGGAGCGCCGTCAATGCGTCTTCTACGGACGCACGACGCGCTACACCGGCGAGCGCGCGCTGACCAATGTCAGGCGTTCGCTGAAGGTTAGGGAACGACAACTGCACATCGGATGGTGCGGCAAACCGGACTATGCCGTACATATGCCTGCGGTTTTCAAGGCTACCGGGAACCGCCCGCCCTTCATCACGGCCGGGAATCGGAAGTGAACGATCCGATCGGTTCGAATTACGAGCGCGACTGGGGGCAATGCGCGCAGTGCGGTTCGCGTCGACCTGTAAGTAAACTGCAACCGGTTGCAGTCGACTTTCCAGATGGTCAACAGGCGTGCGCCGATAACTGGTGTGAAAGGTTAAGGGTTCAAAAATGCGTCTCTTCATCGATCCCGGCGCGAACGACTTCGGGGCTGCGGTCTTCACCGAAACAGGGGGCGTCTATCGAGCGACGCTCGTTCGGAACGAAGTCGGCCCCGAAGCGTCGGCGCTCGCGCGCGGTGCCGGCGCGCTGAACGGCGTTCTGAACTGGCTGCGGAAGGTAGAGGTTCCCCTTCCGTCGATCATCTCGACGCTCGTGGAAATGCCCTTCGTCTACCCGGGGAAGAAGACCAAGAACCCGAATAGCGTGATGCTCACCGCGGCCATCGCGGGGGCGTTTGCAGCATTCGGGCTCGACAACCGCAAGGTGACCTCCGTCCTCCCGCGGGATTGGAAGGGAGGGATGGACGGAGAGGTGTTCATCAGGAAGGTGGTCCAGCCGTCCTGCGAGGACGGCGAGCGTTTGAAGATCGAGCACTGGACTGCCGCGTTTCCGGCCAGCTACCGGCACAACATCTGGGACGCTGTAGGGCTCGGGTTGTGGCAATTCAAGCGTCTCAAATCCGGGCGTGTTTTCCACGGAGCTGTTGACGGGTAGCCAGCGACAGTTTTACTGTCAAGGCATGAAGACCAAGAGCCAAAAGGAGAAACTCACGGAGGCGCTCGAAACGCTTCGCGCGACGCTTCGGGTGAATGCCCCGAAGCAGTGGACCGCGAAGCAACTTGCCAAGCGGCTGCGCTGCACCCGTGCGACGATCTACAACCGTCTCGAGGCGCTGCACGACACGGGGTTCAAGCTGAAATGGGGTGAGAAGCGCGATGGTGCGCGCGGGCCTCTCAGTGCGACGGTCACCGCAGGCTGAGTTCCAGCGGGTCCCAGATCTTGCTCGCCATCGCCGCGTCGGCCAACCGCAGCGCCTTCGTTTCAGCAAGCTCCAGGTCGGCGCGCAACGCATCGAACCGGCGCAGGGTGTCTGCAGTCGCGCGGGTCGAGAAGAGCGCGTGGAGGGCGTCGCGAAGCTCGAACACCTTCGCCTGTGCTGCTTTGGCTTCTGCGTTGATCTCGTTCATGCCCTCTTCTATAGCAAAGCCTAGGCCGTCGTTCAAATCCGCTGAACAATTACCGTGTGAACGCGACACCCACCTAAAGATGGACTGGACTGGACTGGACGCGCGCACTCCATCTGTCCTGATTCAGGACGAAGCGCAGGGGCGCCAGATGAACGAAAGCAAGCAGATGGTCGACGGCACGCCGAGTGCTCGTCTCGCGGACATGAATCCATTGGTTCGAGCAGCACGCGTGCAGCATCTTCAGGCAGACATGGCGCTTCAGCTTGCGATCCGCAAGGGGCACATCGATGAGGTCGCGCTGCTCGCCCAGCACAAAACCGAGTGCATCGATCAGCTGATCGAGATCATGAACGCCGTCGAGCCCGGGTGCTTCGATCTTCCGGAGATGTTCGAGATCGTGGAGGTTCCGTGATCATCGGGATCGTAGGCAAGAGCGGGAGCGGCAAGGACACAGCGGCGGGCTTCGTACCGGGTGCCAAACGCTTCAGCTTCGCGGACCCGCTGAAGAAGTTCGCGGGCGAGGTCTTCGACTGGAGCGAGGAGACGCTTTACGGATCCAGTGAGCTGCGCAACGTGCCGGACAAGCGCTATCCGCGCGGACCTTGCACGGCTTGCTTCGGCGGGCCGCACAGTTACGCCTACGGCCCCTCCGGGAAGTGCAGCCGCTGCGAAGGCGCGGGCATCGAGTACCTCACCCCCCGCTATGCGCTGCAGACCCTCGGCACCGAGTGGGGGCGCAGCTGCTTCGCGGACACGTGGGCGGTCCTCGGGGTTCGCAAGGCAAAGGAGTGGCGTGAGCAAGTTACGCACGAGTACGGCTGCCCGCGCGATGGCGAGTGGGTCGAATGGGCTTGCGATCACAGGTGCCCTTCAATTGCGGTTTTCTCGGATTGTCGCTTCGTCAACGAGGCGACGGCGATCAGGGCCGCGGGCGGGGTCGTTTGGCGGATCGTTCGTCCGGGCGTTGGTGCAGCGAGTAGCCACCCGTCTGAAACGGAACAGGATTCACCGGAGATGGAGCGGCTGATCGATTGGACCGTCAAAAATACAGGGTCGCTCGATGTTTTGAAGAGTCGCGTGCTCGAAGCATTCGCAGCCTGTAGGATGACCCCGTGAGGCTCAGCGTTGAACGAAACGGTCACGATTTAGAGTATTCTCCGAAATGTACGCATTTGCGATGTACTTCCTGCAATTCTACTTTCCCTCTCTTTCAAACAGAATTCGCTCGCTGCCCGAACGCTACCCGTCCGGGAATCGCGCCGGTCGCGCGCAAGTCAGCACCGCGCTGCGTTCAGTGCTCGGTCGAGCTTTGCCCGGGACTCGATGACTACCATGGCCGAGACCTGCGACTCGTCGGCAAGTGCTCCCGCTGTCAGCGGAAGATCGTCAAGGGGTGACTTTGCAGTCCTCAACATCGACGGCCGCGGCGTTCCAGTCCGTGTGCCCGCTCACTTCGCGGATTGCGCGGCGAAGCCCTCGCTTCCCCCAACGGCAGTGACCGCGGTGCCCTTCAAACACGTAGTCGATGGCGTGCCCCATCTCGTGCATGAGGGTGCTGGAAACCAGGTCTGCTGAAGGGGCGATCTCGAGCGCCTTCGTTTCTAGGTGTGCGTAGCCCCCGGCACAGAAGGGCTCGCCGTTCTCGAACCTGAACAGCACCCATCCGTTTCCGGTGCAAAGGGCTCGATCCTGGCCAGTGTAGAAGGGATGAACGTGAACGCCCCAATCCTTCAGCGCCCGACACATTGCAGGGGCTTTCCAGCCCTTCACGCGTCGCGCGTAGCCTGCCAGTGCGCGATCTTCTACCTCCTGAAGCTCGGCGCAAGCGAAGTCCGTTGATCGCATGCCGCACCGGGTGATGCATTCAGGGACAGGCGGCGGTGCGACCCAGACCACCTCGAATGCCTGAGGTAAGGGCGGCTGCGCCGGGGTAGCGCACGCCGAGCAGCCTAGTGCCCACCATCCGAGCGCGAAGCCCGCTACCAGCCATCCGACGCGCTGTGCTCCGGGCGACATGTCAACGCACGAGGATCCCGCGCGAGCGATCCGGCCCGACCTTCTGCAGGCGCTCGACTTCGAAGTAGCTGCGGAAGGTGACGGAGAAGTCTCTCATCGTCCCGTCTTCCGTCAAGCCCCACTGAAGCAGGGTCCCTCCGATGGAGGGGGCGCCGCCCAGCGACTTCGAAAACGCTGATCCGCCGCCCTGGAAGGTGCCACAAGCCATCGCGTTCACGCCGCGGACCTCGAGCAGCACGCGCGTGTGCCAGTGCCCCGCGAGCAGGATTTGCGGCTTCTCGCCGGGGGCGTACTTCTCGATTTGCTTCTGAAGCGCGTAGCTCAGCGCGTAGCTCGTGCCGCTGCGCGGGTGCCAGAGGTGAATCTTCGCCCCGAGGATGTCCAGGAAAGCGCCCCGGTCGCCGTAGAACCGGATGTCATCGCGCCCGCGCTTCGCGAAGTAGCCTTCGATGTAAGCGCCGACGTTGACGCCGCTTTTCTCGGTAAACGTGAAGTCATGATTACCGGTGATCGCGTGGTAGCGCAGGCCCTTCTTTTTCGGAAGCACCTCAAACAGATCGCGCGTCTGGTCTTCGAGCCCCATGTGCGACATCTCGAATTTGCCATGGCTGTAGTCGCCATCGGTCACGTCGCCGGGGTGAAGCACGTTGCGAACGCCTTGCGCGTACGCCCATTCGATGAAGTCGACGAGTTGCGCGCGCAGGCAGTATTTGGATCCTAGGTGCGTGTCGGAGATCACCGCCACCCGTTGAACGTCGCCGACGACCGGTGCGATCCCGGTTTGGTGGGTTCGCTCTTCGATGGTGCTCAAATCGAGCCCGACGTGGTCCCCGTTTACCTGGATGCGCATGCCCTGGCGTCGTGCGCCCTCGATCAGCCCGCGCAGCTTCGCCGGAGGGACGTCGAGCTTGTCGCAAAGCTGCTCGAAAGGCAGGGGAGACTTGCGCGTCAGGTCAACCAGGCGTTGCAGAAGCGCACCAGGGTCGCCTTCCCCCTTCGCATGCCTCCCATCCGGGACCTTCTCGCCCTGCGCGCGGCGGGCGCGCCGCTCGCGCACCTGCTTGGCTTTCTCGTTGTCGCAGACGCGACACCAATGGTTAAGTCCATCGTCACGCGTCTTGTCCCCGGAGAACGCTCCGAGCGCTTGGGGCTTGCCCTTCATCGGACAGGCCCGATTCGCGCAGATTTTGGTGAACCCGTTGACTTTGGTGCGGCGGGGAGTGGAGAGATCCGAGCTAAGACGACCTGGCATTTTTCACCTAGATGAGACGAGCCTTTAAACAGTAAAACGACGGGCTCGACGGGTGTCAATGCGCTAGAACGAGAGCTTTACACCAGCACCGGCCGACCATCCCAGTTTAGAGGAAACCTGGGCGAAACCGAAGCCGGCCAGCTCGGGGAGGAAGCGGTACTCAGCCTCGACTCTCCCAACAACGCCGGTGTCTTCGGACGCGAACACCAGCGCGGACAGGGTCCCTGTCCGCACCGGGACGTCCGAAAGCACCTTGTCAAGCCCCGTTCGTAAAGGTGCGAACGGATCCAACGGGGCTACTTGGGGGACGCGGCGGCGGTTGCAGCGGCCTTCGCGGCTGCCGTGGCAACCACCTTGCCGAGCACGAAGTCGAGCATCGGACCGAAGGCGTCCTTCAGGGCCTCGAGGCCGTGGGCGGCGAGGGCCTTCTTAAGCGCGACGACCGCGTCCGCCTTCAGATCGGCCAGCTCCTCAGCATCGATCTTCCCATCTGCGGCGTCGGCTTCGATCTCACCCTTCAGCTCCCCGTAGACGTCGGCCCAGACAGCCTCAGCGAAGTGCGGAAGGGCCGCAAGCGCCTTGGCCAGCTTGGATTCCCCCGCCTTCTCATCGGCCCAGCTGGAGAGCTTCCTCAGCGCCAGGGTCGCGACTACGCCGACCGCGGCGAGCACCGTCCCGAGGACCGCCTTGGCAAGCTCCTGCCAAAAGGGCACCGGCGCGGGAGCGGGCTCTTCAGCCTGCGCCAGGTAGGCAGAAGGCTGGTCGCCGAAGGTGATGACGTTGGACGTCGGGGATGCGAGGGAGGCGGCGCGCTCCGGCGCGCGCAGCTCAAACGTGTTCGGGCCGGCAAGCGCCGGTACAGCGAGCATCGAAAGCAAAGCGAGAAGTCGAGTCATCATGTGTGCAGCTCCTTTGGAACCGCGAACCTATCAAGACGGGGTAGAGGCGTACAACTCAGACCAGGCAGTCTGAACCTGTGCCTTTACAGAAAGTTTTTGGGATCGTGCACGAAGTACAGGGGCACGAAGTATTTCCAGCTCCCGTCCTGTCACGAAGCCTGGCAACTGAAAATGGGGGCGGTCCTTGCGCGCCCAGCTCCCGCCCCACACGAGATCGTGCCGCTGGCACACATCCCCGAGCAGATCGTACGCGACGTTGCCCCATTCGGGCTGGAGTCCTGCGCGTGTCATGTCGGCGTCGGCACAGACATCGAAGGCGATCCCGAAGTTGTGCGCGGAGTACCCGCCGCGCGCGTCGGTGACGATCCGCAGCTGCTGGCCGGCGGCGTCGTAGACGCGGGTGCGCCCCTGCGCGAAGAGAGCGTCTTGCGCCTCCCAACTCCGGAATCCGCCGCCGCTGTTCGGCCCGTTGAAGTCGGCGACGACGTAGTAGTTGCGCCCGTAGCGCTGGCATTCCGCGAGTACCGCAAGCGCGCGCTCAAGGAACGGTGGGAAGACCAGGTCCAAATCGACCCTGAACTTCCCGGTAGCGTATTGGAGCAAGTCGACCGGCACGGCTTAGCGCCCCCGCCAAATTCGCCAAAGGACCGCGGGCCACCCGTACCACGGGACGCGCACAATGAATACGGAGCCGCCACCCGGTCCGCGCTTGACGTCAACAAGCTTCAAATACCGGGGCAGTCGCACTAGCGCCCCCGCTGCTTAAGGTCCTTCACGTTTTGGCTGATTTCGCCGACCTTTTCGACGACGTACTGAAGCGCCTGCTTCGTCGCCTGCGAGTCCAGCCGCAGCGCCTCCGCCTCGCGTCGGGAGCGCTCTTCGCGCGCCTCTGCGCGGTCGCGGTCCGTGTCGCGGTCCCGCTCGAGCTTCGCGATCTTCTCACGCTGCTCTGCGGCTTCTGCGCGAGTAGTCCCGTACCCAATCGCGACCGGGACCGCCGCCACGAAGAACGAAACCACGATGTGCAAAGGAAGCTTCGACTTGGTGATGTCGGCCATAGATCACTGAGCCCCGAAAAACTGGATCGAAAAGGTCACATCCGTAGACGTGGGGTCGATGGTCGCGTCAGCTCCCGCGCCCCCTTCGGAGCGAAGCTTGAACTCGAAGTAGTCGCACTTGCCGGTGCCGTCATCGTGCCAGGCCCAATTCGTCATCTCGACGCTGGTGTTCTTCGCCGTCTCGAGCACGCCATTCAAGAACGGCGCGACCAACAAGTTCGCGAATTTTTGCGTGAAGGTGACCCGAATCACATCGCTTCCGGGGAGCGTCACAGATGCGATGTTGGCCCCTGCAAGTACGCTCGCCGTCGTGTCGACGGTGACCAGCGCCCATGCCTTTGTGCAGAGCATCGCATTGAGTTCGTTTTGTGCGCCGACCGTGCTCGCCGGATTCGCCCCTGTGAATTTCAAGGTCCCGTCGGTGTCCAGCCCGACGGTTCCGCTCGAGCTGCCCTTTAGGAAGCGCCCGCCGGGGCCTGTTGCGCTTTGTCCGCGCGTACCCGCGCCGGTACCTACACCCGTCCCCTCCACGCCGTTGCCATTGCCCGCAGTGGCAAACCCAGCGACGCCGGGGCCGAAGGAAGCGCCGCCGCGCCCGATGACTCCAGTCGCGGTCCCAGTCCCGCCGTTGCCCTCTACGCCGCTTCCGCCCGCGCCGCCAAAGCCCTCTGCGCCCGGACCGGCGCTGCCTCCCGTGCCCTTGACCCCCGCATTGCCAGTCCCTGCGCCGATCCCGTGAAGGCCTACGTTGGCTGCGCCCGTGGCGCGCAGACCGATTCCGCTCGGTCCGCCGCTAAAGTCGCTTGAGATTACATAGTCCCACAGGTCCGACATGACCTCCCAGAACCAATTGAACCATTCAGCCGGAGGCTTGTCGCCGGGCGCGAATCCGGCCAGCTTGTCGGCTGCAAGGGGCTCGACGATGAGCGCAGGATCTGTAGGATGCCAGTCGGGCTGATCTGTGGGCTTCGCCATGGCGGGGAGCCTAGCACCGGCCTGCCGCGGCTTGCCAACTGGCTACTAGGGCGAGATCCCGGAGAGCTTACCTCCGATGTCCGCGTCCAGCACGCTCCCGAAGCCGGCACCATCCCCGCCGTCGAAGCAGAAGGTTTCAGCCTCCGTCGACGTGATCCAGTGCAGCCCGCCCCAGACCCCCGCCGCGCGGGCTGCGCGCAGGAACCCGAGCAACAAGGCAATCCCCGCGGCGCTGAAGCCCGACACCCCCAGGCGCAACCGGAAGCCCGCCGGATAGCGGGGGATGAACTGCAAGGTCGTACCGGCGGGCGTCACCAAGCGGAAGATCTCGAGCAGCTCGGGGACGGTTCCGCTCGAGCGATTGAGCTTGACCTTCGCCCGGATGTGCAGCCGGTACTCATCGTCGTCGAAGCCCTGGCGGGCTTGCCCGACGACGCGCCCGAGCACGTTCAGCTGCTCGCCCACCGCGGATTCTAGCGTGCGCTCGGTGAACAGCCGCCACATCTCGTCCTCGACGCGCTGGATCCGGTTCGCGTAGGTCCGGATCAGCGAGACGAAGTTCGGCTTGTCGCGGTACTGCTCGATCAACCGGGACACGGCCGCGTCGGCGTGGTCGGTGATCTTCGAGAGCTGCTCGACCAGCACCTCGCCGAAGACGATGGGGACGTCGTAGGGGAATGGCATTTTTAGACCCCCAATCGCTTGTGAGCGACGGTGAAGGTGATCGACCCCGCGTTGATAGAGGCGATTGTACCGCCTCCAACCGTCAGCTTCACGCGGAGTTCATTCAGGTGATCGGCTTTGCTGACGTACCCGGCCTTGGCCTGCAGCTGCGCGCCAAGCTCCGCATCGAGCGCGCCGAACGACGCAATCGCGGACCCGTCGAATTCGTCCACCAGTCCATCGACGTCAATGTCGCCGCCACCCGAGCCGAACTTCACGCCCAGGGCAACGAGCGGGGTGGTGATCGCACCTCCCGACAGGCCGACCGTCACCTTGGCCATCGCGTGCTCTAGCCTCGTTTCATAATTCAACCGACCGATGATGATGTCGTTGGCCCCGGCGGCCGCGAAGACCGAGAACGGGACGCGCACCACGTAGCGCCCCGCGACGTCAGAGACGACCACCACACCGGAGGTGTTGTTGTCCGTGAGAATCTGGTCGCGAACGTCATCGTAATGCCCTGAGATGGTATCCCGAAGCTTGTTATCCAGCACGCCGGACACGCCGCCGGTTCCGGAGCTGGCGTTGTTGCGGCACCACACTTTGTTGTTGGCGACCGAGAGTTTCGCGTAGTCGCCGTTCGTCAACAGGTTGTTGCTGCCGTCGTACACCGGAGCGGTGGCGAGAGAGTTTGCCGTTTGAGTGACGAAACCAACGCCTTCAATCTCGACACCGACCGGGTTCGCCTGGATCTTGAACGACTCGGCGCCGACGCGGTAATTGGGGCCCAGTTTGGAGTTGCGCACCTTCAATTGCCCGGCCGCCTTGATGATGTAGTCGTCGGCTGGAGTGATCGCCGCAGCATAAGCCGCGTCAACCTCCATGAGGCTGTTCGCGTGCGTCGACTCGGCGAGGCGGCAAGAGAAGCCAACGTCGCCACTCTCGAGTCCGACGCCGGAGATCTTCACGACGTCGGCGCCGCTGACGATGAGCGCGCCCGTCGTGCCTCCCGAGTAGCCGATGTTCGTCCCGAGCACGCCCTGGACGACCAAGAAGCCTGCGCCCGTCTTGATGCCGCGCAGAAGCTCCAGAAAGTAGCAGCTCCAGACCTCGAAATTCTTACAGTTGCCGTCCTCAAGCGCGAGGATTCCGTAGCCGCCATTGGCTCCGCCTGAGCCGTGAATGACGCACTCGAAGAACCTGACCTCTGACGTCTGGAAGGTGTTGCCAGCAGTGGCCTGACCGAGCGCGACGCATGCGCTTGTCGGGTCGGTCGAGTCCGGCTTGTAGACGGTGCAGCGGCGGACGTTGATGTTCTGGCAGGCCGCCAGGAGCGTAACGTCGTTGTTACGGTACTCGCGGATGCGCAGCGGGTACTTGGCGAGCTGGTTTCCGTGCAGGAAAAGGTCGCAGATTTCGGAGTTGTTGCACCCGCGCAGGTCCAGCATCGTCCCGCCGGCCGCGCCCACCCATTTGAACCCGCTGCCCTTGGAGGCGCCGCGCGCCGAACCAACCGCGCCCATGAGCGCCACCGAGTTGGAGGCGTTGCTGATGAGTTCGCACGTTTCCTCAATCTCAAGCAGCGTTGAGTGCGTCGGGACGAACATTTTTCCGGTTGCCGTTGCGAGGTCCGCGAGAATGTCCTGGACGGCTCCGGTAGCGTTCACGGTCGTGCCTAGCTCGTAGCTGGTGTTCTCCCCCTCCGAAAGGAACTCTCGGACGTCCCTTACGTCATCGCTGTCAAGCACCCGCCGCCATCGGGAACTCGAAGGTTCGTAGATCTCGAGTCGGGCACTTCGCGCGCGCTGGCGAATCGAAGCCGCAGCCGCGACCTCGGTATCGCGGTTGCGAAGTTCACCGTTCAAGTGTGCGTTGCGAAGCTCATCAACGGCACTCACTACACGGTTGAACTCGTCGGCGCTCACCTCTTGCGTAGGCGTGACGACGGGGCGCTTGTTGCGCTTCGTGCTCGGGAGGATGAAGTCCAAAAAGCCCATGGCCGTTCCTTTACGGGAGCTGCTCGGTGATGACCCAGACGCTCACGGTACCCGCCGAAAGTCCGGACAAATTCCCGCTACTAGACGTGAGCCGAATCCGCGGATTGTACGCTCCGGACGAAACGTAACCCCCCTGCGACGCATCGGTCGTAAGGGCCGACCCGAGCGACGCCGGCAACCGGCCGTAACGATCTACCGTTTGGGAAACCGCGTCGAGCGTGTCCAACAGGAATTCCTGACCGCCGACGGTGCTCCCGACCCTGAATTTCAAAGTCCCGGCCGTACCGGTGAACCCGGAGTAGCTGAGGTAAACAGCGCACACCCGTTCGCCATCTCGCGGTTGGCATAGCACGAAGTCTTTTGTGAGCGCCGCTACTTGAAAGTCGGAGAAAGTGTAGTTGTACCTGGAAGCAGAACGCGTTGGCCGCCCCGTGTAGACCGGCGCTTTGGCGTGCTGCCTCGACGACAGGATGTCCGTGTCGACGAAAGGACCCACGTTGCGCAGGCGGCCCAAAGCCCCAGCGACGCCCCCGTAATCGAAAAGGCTGTTGACCTGGTGCTCGACCTGCGCCGAGAAATCCGACCCGAGCAACTTGTTACCGCTCTGGTCATAGAAAGGCGCGACGTCAGAAGCGAACTGGAAAAAATTCCCGACCGAGTGGATGGACCCCGGCCCGGCCGTGCCCGGTGAGGCTTGTGCAGCGCAAGCGATCCTTGGTTCGGAGCTTCCAGTGCGGTCGTTCCTGAAGCTGTTCCCGGTCAACGACAGAGCACCACCGACCGAGATCACGACATCATCCACATCGGTCTGGACATTCACATCGCATGCGCTGATGTCGTAGGCCGCGCTGTTGGCTCCGGCGCTACCGGTCAAGAAGCGTCCGAAGGTCTCGACCTCGACGGCATGGATCGAGAAAAAGCCATTGGGCCCGGTCTTGATGGCGTTGTCGCTGGTGCCTCCGATGAAAATCCCGTGCAACATGTACGAGCCGGACGAAAGTGCGAAATTGAATCCGATCTCAGAATAGGCGCAGCTACCCCCCATGAAGCGGAAATTCTTGCAGTTGCCGTTGTTGCGCTGCAGCACCGATTGAGTCGAGACACCGAACGCGCCCAGGAAATGGCACGAGTAGAAATCCAGTTCGCTGACCTGGTACGCGATGCCAGGCTCCCCCAATCCGAGGGGCGCCTTGTCGGCTCCGGTCGGGGAATTGCCGAACATGCAGTTATAGAATCTGTTATAGAAGCAGCCGCCGCCGTTTACTTGGTCGCTTGCCAGCAGATGCCCGAACCCTGCCAGCTGGTTAGCGTCGAAATAGATGTTCGAGAAGACCGAATTCGTCAACCCGCGCGACGTCCACAGAGCCTCGTTGGTGGGGTCTCCTACATACTTAATCCGAACGCCGGTGTGAAGCGCAGCGCTCAAGCCCAAAAAAGCGGCGCCCTTGGTGGGCGACCCGCGCGCCGTGAGCGGGGTCGTAACGAGAGACACCCCCGGTGGGATTCGAATCAGGTCGGTATCGCCTGCATACACAGCTTCCAGCGCGTCCGTCCATCCACGCGTGTCATCTGTAGTCCCGTCAAGTTTGATCCCGAAATACTTCGCGTGCTTGCCCTCCCCCAGCAGAATACTCTGACGCAGATCGCGCGAAGCCTGCATCGCGACGTTGAATTCCTCGGCTGACACCTCGTAAAGAGGAGTGACAACGGCGCGCTTGTTCCTCTTATTGCCCGGAAGATCGGTCTGGTCGAATACAAAATGGCTCATGGGTTAGGGCGTCCCGGGCGTAGCGTTGACGGTGATCCGCGAGGTGTCGAACACGGCAAGCTGACGCAGGCTGATCGCGATGGTCGTGCGAAGCGTAGGCGAGGCGGTGATCTTGATCAGGCACTCCGCTTCGAGCACGCCGGGCACCTCGAAGCACGCCGCTTCCAGCCGCGAGGCAACGACGTTCTTCCCGGTGCGCTGAGCGTCCCCATACGCCACGATTGCTTCCTCTACCTGGGTGTCCCCGTCCAGCGGGTACTCGTTGGCGTTGACGATCAAATTCGCGGTCACGTAGATCGTGATCTCGGTCGGTCGGGAGAACTGAATCACGTGCGACGTGCCCTCAGCGTCTTCCGCCGCACCTGTCTCGGTCCCGTAGCTGCGAATCCCGCCCGCCACGGCCGCCAAGAGCGCGTCATAGATGTCCTGGTCATCCCCGCCCACCACGAGCGCCTCGACCGCGTGCGGAGGGATCCCGTCCCCGTCGGTCGTGTCGGTGACGTTCTCGAAGACCGTCACCTGGGTGACATCGTCGACCAGCAACACCTTCGCGCGGATGGCGTCCAGCGCGGCGTTCGCGGGCGCGCGCAGCTCGTCCTCGCGGCGCAGGCGCAGCGTCGCGTCGTTCTCTTCCGAGGCTCCGAGCGTCGCGTCAAGATTGTTGATTACGCCCGCCCACCCGCTGATGGGGGTCTCGATCACGGTCAGCGTTCGCGACAGCGCGAGGATCGGGGCGCTTTCCTCTGAAGCCATCTCGACGTCTACCGCCGCGACGCCAGGCCCCAGGTACTTCCAAACGACGGTGTTGTCGGTGATCGCGTCCCCGGTAGTAGAGGGCCCGCCGCTTCCCGCTGAAGTCCCCGGGGTGACCACCTCGTATACGTTGCTGCTGTTCTTGTGCCGAGCCCCCGCGGTCGGGTACGAGGTCGCAGCTGTCCATGCTGTCACGGCAACGAGGGTAGCATCAGCCAGGGTCACGAAGCGCGCGCCGGTATCCACCACGCTGGCCGCGCTGTCCTCAGGGACGACGGTCGCAGCCGTCCCGGTCAACGTCCCTGTCACCTCGGAAGGCCCGCCGCCGTCGCGCCGAGTGCCCGTCAGCGCCCCGACGTTGTCGAGGCTAGCGCCGGTAGCTGCATCCGGATCGGTCGCGCGGTAGGTCGCCTGCAGCGCCTGCCAGAAAAGGAACTCGCGCTCAGCGCGGATCACCGCCTCTTGCCCGAACGGACTGGCCGCGGTGAGGTCTACGTTCTCGCCATACGCGGCGCGAAACTCGGCGTAATGCTCGTCGATCAATTCGTTCAGCGTCGGCATTACGAAGCCGTCGTCGGTCAGTCCGTAAGCCATGGCCTAGATCTCCACCGTTTCGCTGATCAGCTTGCCTGAATCGACCGTCGCTTTGTACGTAACCGAAAGCGCACGCCCGGCGTTGTCGTAGACGAATTGGATCTCGTCGATGGAGACGACGCCGCGTGTGCTCTCAATCGCGTTCGTGAACTCAGCCTCGACCGCATTGCGACTGGTGCCCTTCACGTTTACAACGTCGAAGTAGTCGACGCCTTGGGAGACATCGAAAGGCCATTCGCCTTTAATCAAGCGCAGGTTGTAGCGGATCGATTGCGCGATTGCCTCAGCACCTTCGACGAGCTGAGGGCGACCGGCAACGAACACCAGGTCGCCCGTGTCCTCGTCGATCTTGTAGGCCCGGATGGTCATCACTTCACCTTGACGGTCGTCGAGAGCGCGGAGGTGGCGCTGCTGTTGAAAACGCCCAGCGCCGTGGTGATCGCGGTCGCGAACGCCGCTGCTTGCGTCCCCGTCACTGGCGTTGGCGTCCCCCCATTCGACATCGTGACCGCCGCCGCGGCGATGGAGGCGACCAGCGTGTTGAGCGCGGCGTTCAACGATTGGCCCTTGGCCACGCCCTCGGTCGCGGTCCCGTCGCCTAGCTTGATGTCGGTCGACCCGAAATGGATTTGCGGCCCGCCGTCCTTCCCCGCGGTCATCGCGCTGGTGCTGATCCCGGACCACGGCGCATTGAAGGGGAGCAGCCCGGAGATCGCCACGGCGTCGGACGGATTGAACATCCGGGTATCAGCGGGGTCAACCTCCCCCCCGTAGGACTTCCATTTGTCGAGCGAACGGCGCGCGAATACAAGCAGCACGGTGTCCCCGGCGGCTACCGGGTACGTGGTGCGGAAGCCCCCGCCGCCCGCCATCACGACAGGCACGCCAGGCACCACGGGGATGGAGACCAGCTGAACGGTCCCGTCTTCCTTGGTCCGGTAGTCTTTGATCAGCGGCTTCACGTCCGCGCTGCACTTCGAGGCGTCGAAGGATTCGACGCGCCCGGGCAGCGCCGTGAAGACGTTCTCCCGCATCCACGCTTCGAGCGCGTCACTCAGCAGTCCAGCAAGGGGCAGTCCGGGTGCGCTCATCTCGCTGGATCCTAGACCGAAACGGGCGGGGCGGCTACCTGCGCCCGCCCGCGCAAGCTCATGTGGTCACTGGCAAAGCGTCGACCGTCGTGTACCAATTGCCGCCCGCGGTGTCCCCCTCGTGCTCGACGGTCACAGCCCGGAACGTCCCCTTGACGGAGATCGAATCGAGCTTGATCTTCCCGCCGGGGCGTATTTGGGGTTGAAGCAGGGACTTGATCTTCAGATAGGAGGGCCCCCCTTTCTTGTCGGGGGTCCCGAATTCGGGGGAGCCGACCAGCCCGCTCTTCGCGGACAGCACCGTGATGGTGCTCGTGGTGGCGGTCTGTCCCAAGATCTGCAGGCGCCCGTCCTGCACGGACCACGCGAACCCGCGCCCCTTCAGCAGTCGTTCCAGCTCGGTAGCAGCGCGCCCGTGCGCGACGTACCCGTTCAGGAAGGACTCGCTGATCGTCACGTCGCGCGAGTTGCCGGGGTCGATTCCGAGCGCCGCGACGACGTCGTTCAGGACGGTACGAACGGGCGTATTTGCGCCGTAGCTCTTCGAGATCTGCCCGAACAGGTAGGCGCGTTCACCGTCGCCGCAGCGGAGGATGGTGCTCCAGTCGCCTTTGTCGTGCTCGTGAACGTGGGTGATAACCCGGGCGTCACCCGCGAAGATCTGCGAGACCGTCCCAACGTAGCCCGCCTGCAGCACGACGCGCGCGCCCTTCGCCTTCATCGCCGCTCGCGTCTGCTGGGACAGGTTGGTGATTGTGATCTCTGCGCTGTTCGGCTCCTTGCGCGAGGTCTTTTTCACCTTGTACTGGACGCGCAGATCCGTCACCAACAGGCCATCAACGGCGACGGAAACCCGGCGATCTCGGAGTTGGTTAGCCACAGGTCACGACCCCGGGAACTCGGACGATTCGTAGTAGACGAGCTGGATGCGAACGCCGAGATCGTGCGCGCCGGGTTCCGCGCCGGTGTTGCTGGTGTCCACCGCGAACAGTTGCCCCGGCGGGCGTCGGGCGCTCGCGATGGAGAGGAACAACGGGAAGTCGAGCACGAGCTTCACGCCCGCGCGCAGGGTCACACCCTCCCCGTCCAGCAGATCAAAATACCAACTACCCTCGCGGTCGTTCCACCGAAAGACGAAGCCGTAGCTGACGCCTTCGAGGTCTACCTGAAACCCGTAGTTCGGCAAGTCGGGGCGCATCGGGAGGGTCACGATTGCCATTACTTCAACCCCACTGCGTCGAAGAGTCGACCGCCAACTTGCTCGAGTTTGCCGAGTATGTTCTTCCCAATTTCGGAATCTGCGCCCTTCGCGAGCACCGACTTTTTCCGGGTCGCTTCGTCGGTCGGCTTGGTGGATTGCTTTCCGAGATCCTTCGTCCCGGGCTTGTAGCTGATGGTTGTGGGTTCCTCAATCGTGAGGTTTTCCACCACGGCCACAGCGCTGAACGACGCGCTGAAGTTCAGCACATCCCCGGTGGTAGCATCCCGCGGCGCGGACAGCCGGCGCAGCGTCATATTGGAGTAGACGCGAAGCTCGGTCTCAATCGTCACCAGTCGACCGACGAGCTTCGCGAGAAAGTCGTAGGCCTCGCGCGGGCGGGCGGCCTGCTTCTCTTGCGTCTCGGCGCGCTGGGCTTCGTTGAGGGGCGTCGCGGATTGCACCCCCTCAATCGTCAACGTGACGGGCTTCTCGCGGATGTGGTCGGTCGGCGATGCCCCCTGTTCAACCGGGTGTTCGGTCGCGTCGATCTCGATCACCGGCTCGTACGCGATCACGGCGTCAATCTCGAAGCCGTCGATCTTCACGCGCTTGGCGGGCGTTCCTCTGTGGATTGAGTCGCTCATGGAACCCCCATACCAGCCGCGGCTTCGGTGAAGACGCGCTCGAGCGCCTTCGCGTTTTCGTCGGCGATCATCTTGGAGAAGCGATCAGCGCTGACCCCCATCGGCGAGGCCTCGACGGTCGTGGTTATGCTCGGGCTAAAGACGAGTCCCGGCCTTTGGCCGCCACTGCTGACCCCCGCCGCCGCAGCGGGGGAGGCCGCGCCCCCGCCAAACAACCGCCCGACACCCCCGAACATCTCTTGAGCCAGGCCGCGGTTGACGTTCATCACCGTGCCGGCCGCCGATTCGATTTTCGAACCTTTTTGGAGACCAAGCACGTCCTGGAAGAACTTGTCCGAGGACATCTCTCCCTTGAGGTAACGCCACGAGGATTGGAGATCCCCCATCACGCGCAGGCCGACTTTCAGCCACGTCAACCAATCAGGATCGGTCGGGTGAGGCTCGGTCAAATCGTCCAGCAGCTTGACCCATTTTTCTCCCCAGCGCTGGGTAAGTGATTCGCCCCCGGTGAGGAATTGATAGATGTCCTCGACGACCAGCGCCACGATTGCCGCGAGCGCAAACCACGCCAGCCCGATTGCGGTCGAGCTGCTCGCAAGGTTCTTGAACCCCTTGTACAGCTCGGGCAGCTGGCCGACGATCCCGCCGATTGCGTTCCCGACCTGCGACGCAAGCACAATCGCAAGGGCGATAAGCGCCGCGCGCAGCACCCAGGTATTGGTGGCCAGGTACTTGACGATCTCGACGAAGGGCTTCGCGAGTTGCCAGAGGTTCTTGAGCGCGCGAGCTACCAGCCCCAGCGCGGCATGCACGCGCGCGGCGATCAGCTTCCGGTTCACCTTCATCCACTCGATGAAGACGTTCACCGCTTTGGTAAGAGGCTCGAGCAGCGGCTTCGCGATGGTGTAGGCCAACCCGCGGAACGATGCGTTCGCGACGTCGATCCGGTCGCCCAGCTCGTCGGTCGCCTTGATCGTGCTCTCGTCCAGCACGAGCCCGAGGTCATCGAACTCTTGAGCGAGCTGCGCGATCTTCTCGGAGCCTTCGCGCAGGAACGGCACGAGTGCGGCACCGCTGCGCCCGAAGCGCTCCATTGCGAGCTTCGCCGCTTCAGCGCCCTTCCCCTTTTCGGTGAGCGCCTTGATCTTGTCGGCGACCTTCGAGATCTCAGCGCCGACGTCCTTCACCCCGTTCTTGCGAACGGCGAAATTCATCGCCTGCGCCAGCTCTTCGAAGCCCACCCCCGACAGTGACGCCACGTGGCCGAGCTTCTGCAGGTCCGTGGTAGCCGTGCCGGTGCGCGCGGCGAGATCGTTGATCTTCGACCCGTAATCGACGGTCGATTTGACCATCCCCGCCAGCGCGACGGTCAGCCCTCCCGCCACTGCGCCGATGGCCAGCAGGCCCGTCTTGAGCCCGCCTATAGCTGCGACGGCATGCCCCAGGCCCGACTCGTCGACGTCGATCCCCAGCTTGGCGAACAGCTCGGTTACTGGCACCGACACAGGGTCACCTCTCCGGGAGCGAGTCTACCGCCGCGCTCGCCCGCTTGCGAGCGTCGGCCAGGGCGTCAAACGCCTCGTTCATGTTGGCGACATCCTCCAGGGAGTACCAGGTCTGCACTTCCTGAAGCGTGGCTAGGCGCTCGAGGACGAGTCGGTAGCAGGCCCAGCGCTCTTCAAGCTCTCCGGAAACGCGAACTTCCGCACCGCCGCTCTCACCAGGTCGCCCACGGCGCTTGGCAAGGCGGCTTCGGAAAAACCGAAGTTGAGCCCCACCGCGGCCCAAAGCACCGGGAAGATCGCGAACACGCGACCCGAGAACAGGATGTCGAAGTTCGTGAAGTTCGATCCCTTCATCTTCCCGAGCAGCGCGCCGACCGCTCCCGGTTCGTCGCCCTCCGCGGCGCGCGTGAAGGTTGACTCGGCCAAGAGCTTCTCGCGCAGCGCGCGGAACTCCGCCGCGGGCAGGTGCTTGAAGAGCTGCTCGAGCGCCTCCGGAAACACCTTCAGGTCCAGCTCGTTCCCGTCGTTCTCGAGCGCGCGAATGAACGTCCCGAACGCCGGACCGAGGGCGCTCGACAGGCGGTACATCACATCGCTCGCTTCGGTGGCGGGAAGCGCCTTGATTGTCACGGTCAAGCGTTCGTCGATCTGCACTTCTTTCGTCTTCAGCATGAAACCCCCGGGTAAAGAAACGCCGCGTCCCGATTCGGTAGATCGGGACCTCCCGGCTTTACCGGGCGCTCTCCTCTGAGCTAACGCGGCACAAAGCTACGGCGTCGCACCGCCGTGGAATTCGATCCACTCCTCGCCGTCGATCACCCACTCGCGCTCGCCCGCGTCCTTCGCGAAGGCTGCATGTGGGCGGTCGGAAATCCAGGCGTTCTTGGAGCTGAGGAGGGTTGTCCCGTTCGCGTCCTTGACCATGAAGGGAAGCACGCCGGACCCGGTGAGCTGGTCCGCCGCCGCCACAGCGGAAAGGAAGTCGTTGACCTGGGACGACTGCAGGCACGACAGCTTGAACGAGCCGCTGCGGTTGCGCGAGCGCACGCGCACGACCTCGCCGCTGGCGCCGACCTTCTTCGTGAACAGCACGTCGGCCGGGTCGAACTCGAGGAACGAGTCCTCTCCGAAGCCCGGCGTCAAAGCCAAGCTCCCGAAGGTCACAATCACAGCGCCGGGGTCGTAGGTCTTCATCGGGTCGGTGTCCTTGAACTGGGTTGAATTACTCGACCAGCGTGCCGCGGATCGTAGTCTGCAGGATCGCGCCGGCCAGCGTCGCGATGAATACGACGTCGTTCAGGGTGCGCGCCGCCTTGTCTGCGTCGGACACGTCGGCGACGTCCGGCACGTTGACCACGGGCGCCGGACTGGCGGAGAGGAACTTGGACTTGACCGAGACCGTGCCGGAGAACAGCTCCCCGCGCACCGCCGATTGGATCGCGCCGATGCCGTCGTTCGTGAAGGCGAGCTTGTCGCTGCCCGAGATCACGTCGTAGGCCGCCGCCTGGATGTTGGTGATCAGCGCCTCGCTGCCGATGATGATGTCGACCCACTCCCCGCCGGCGGTCTTCCCATTGCGCGTGCGCCCGACGAGTCCGAGCCGCTCGTAGATCCCGATGTTGCGCGAGGTGAGGTTCGCGCGCTGGGTCGACGTGAGCGAGTAGTAGTCGACGCCCGCCAGGTTCTTGTCGCTCCAAGTCGCCGAGCCCGGGTCGGTGGGCAGGAGGCGGCCTGCCTCCGCCGCGCCGAAGAACTTGTCGTTCTGAGGGTGGTAGACCAGCCGCGTCTTGGTGTACCCGTTCGCCTTCAGGTACTCGCCCACGTCGTCGGTCCCGCTGATGGTGTTCTGAGCGTTCAGGCTGTCCTGCGTCTGGCACAGGGCGAGCTTCTTGTTCGCTTGCGCGTAGACCGCCAGCGCGGTGTTGATCACCTTCGAATGCCAGGGCGCGCAGACCGCGTACCAATCGTTGTCGAACACGGCGATGGCGGCGAGGTCCGCGGCGAGGCCGGGGTCCGTGGTGTCCTCGAGCACGGCCAGCCGGTCGTACATCACAGGCTCGACCTTCACGGAGAGGAACGTGCCCGCGGCCATGTCAAGGTCGAGATCCGTCGCGCCGTCGGTCGTGGTGATCCCGGAGATGGACAGGGCAGTGATGTCCGACTCCAGCCCGGTGTTGATCTCCTGCGCGGTCCCGCTTCCGTCAGAGGTGTAGGCGATGGGGTTGCCGTTCACCTCGAAAGCGTAGTCGGTCGTGTTGCCCGCGACCGGGGTGATCTTGAATGAAGGCGCGGCGCGGTTCAGGCACTTGCCGACCTTCACCCGATCCGGACAGGGGTTCTGCGCGAAGAAAGCGGTAGCGATCAGGACTTCGGGGCCGGTCGCGCTGAAGCCATCGGTCACCATGTCGTCGGTGTTCTCGTACTCGCGCACGCGATCCGCGAAGAGCTGGTGCGAGGAAAGGATCAACGGAATCCCATACCCCACGCGCGGGAAGCCCGCTCCGGAGATCGAGATCGTGACGTCAACGATGCTGGAAATGGGCACGTGCGCGCTCCGTGAGTAAAGACCCCCGGAGCCTAGCAAGGCCGGGAGCGGTTGGCTAGACGACTACGTCATCGGTGTCGAAGGTCCGGGCGATGTCGATTCCGCCGGGGTTATCCAGGGTTCCGGAACCGGTCACCCGTTCGATGAAGGGGGTCACCTCAGAGATGGTCTCGGCGACGTAGAAGCCGACGACCAGCAGAGCGCGTCCCTCAAAGTCGGCGTCAAGCACGGTGGACACCTCGCGCACGAGCCCGCGGTCATAGGGGGAGAGGCCGACCGCGCGCAGCGCCGCGCGCACGGAAGGGAGCGCGAGAGAGGCTTGCACCTGGGAGAGCACCGAGCGCGCAGCGGTTGAGCCCGTCGTTCCCGTAGTGGACGCCTGGATGCTGAGCGGGAGCGCGCGCTGCCCGACGACCGTTGTGGTGAGGGTGCCGGAGCCGGCGGGGTTGTACGCGCGGCGGCGCTCGTCGGTAGCGCCCAACGAAACGAGGTCCCCGAACGCCAGGGTGATGAGCGGGCGCGCGGGCTTCTGCCCGTTCTGCCGCGCCCAGATCACGTTGTAGCCTGACGCTTGGGCCTTCACCCAAGCTGCGACCGCGCTCTGGATTGTGGACCAGGCGATCATCTAGGGGTTGAAGACGCGAGCGCTGAAGGTCCCGGAAGCAGGGTCGCATGATGTCCCGGCCTGGCAGCAATGCCGAACGCTGACGGTATCGGTGGCCGAGACCCACCCCTGAAACTGCGACCCTGCCGCCATCGAAGCGTTCGGGACGCCGATAGAGACCTCGGTTCCGGCGGTCGCCCCGGTGGCTGTGATCGTAAGGTCCGCGGAACACGCCCCGACAAGCGCGCTTGCGAAGTCGAGCGTCCCTGTGCCGCGAATGGACGCGCTGATCAGCGTTCCGGTCAAACCTACTTTTAGTGTTCCGGTCTGAAGCGCCCCGTCACAATCAGTCCCTGTCGTGTTGCCCACACATACCGCGTCGTCGTCGAATAGACGCAGTTGATATGTGCTGGTGTCGTTGGTGATGTAGTTAAACTGTCCGCGCACATACAAAATCCCCGTCGATTCCAGATACGAGGGCACAGTCAACCCGGTGATAGTAGAGCCCGAAGTAGCGACCGTGAGCGAGGTCCCTGTAAGGGTCAACGTCGTCCCGTTGCTGCTGAAATACTTCGAGCCGGTGGCGCCGTCGAGGTTGAACCGGGCCCCCTGGGTCATCTCAAACGCGCTGGTGCCGGTCCCCGCTTGGGCAACGTACTTCAGAGCGGTCGCGCTGGTAGACGGGGTGATAGGCGGCGGGTACAGCGCGGCCCCGCCCTCCTGCGCAGCGGCGGGCAGCGCAAGGCAAAGCAGCGCCAGAGCGAACGCACGCATTACGGGACCTCCAACACGCGCGTCGCAGCGCCTGCGTCTTGCCCGGCTGTGAGCGCGGCGCAGAACATCCGTGGCGCACCGGCGACGTACATCGCGCCGCCCGCGACAATCTCAATCCCGACGGTTGTCGCTCCGCTCCCGCCATCCGCCTGCGCGCCGGTGGTCACCTTCACCGAGTAGAGCCCGCCGTTCTGAATCAGCGCGCCGCGCCGGGTCGGGTGGCGCACCAGCAGCTCGGTCGAACCCGCGTCCGCGGGGCAGATGAACTCCTCCGTGAAGTCGCCCGCCGCTGCGCGCGCGGGCTCGGAGGGGAGCGCGAGCAACGCGCACGTCGCCAGCGCGATGAACCCGACCACTCGAACCGTCGTCTTCCAGCTCATGTCAGCCTCCGACCTTCAGCAAGGTCGCCTTGTAGTAGCTGCCCAGCGTACCCCAAGCCTCGACGTTGGACACCTCCCAGGTGTCCCCATCGGCGGCGAGCGTGTCGGGCTCCCCGACGTCGCACCGCAACAGCGTGGGCGTAAAGAAGACCCGCGCCTCGCGCGTCCGCATGCCCTCAGGCAGGCGCTGCAGGTCGCGCCCGCTGGCGGGTTGAAGCGAACCGGTCGCGCTCAGCGTCGAAGTCGTGGGCGCTGTCAGAAGCCCGTCCGTGTCGTAGGCCGAAGCGGTCCGTCGGGTCACGGTGTACGTGCCCGAGCTGAGCGCCAGCACTACGGAGGACAGGTCCATCAGGCTCATCGAAATCTCGAGGCGGCGCAGTGAATCCAGCCGATTGAACTCTTCACCTTCAGCACGCCTCGCGCCGCGGTTCGGAACACGTTGTAGATCTCACCCTCGATCAGGTAACCCTCGAACCCCTCGGCATCGACACAGATCTTCTCGGTCATTCGTCACCTCGTAGCACGACCGCCGAGCTGATGCTGTTCACGAGTTGCCCGGTGTCCACCAACGGGCGGGAGCTTCCCTTGCGGTCAATCGTCTCCTGCTTAAGGGGCGGCGGAATCCCGTCGCCCGTGGTGACCCTCCGCTTCATGTCGTTCTCGATCTGCAATCCGATCAGCTTCAGCCCCGCCTCAATCGTCCCGCGCCCTTCGTACACCCCGCGCACGACGTTGCGCAGCTGGCTCATGTACTTCGGCTTGTTCGCCTCGAAGGTCGCCCGGATGAAGCTGCGCTCTGGGATGTTCGCCGAGGGCGCGCCGAACTCGTGAATCGCCGCCAGCTGGGTGTTGGTGATCGGCTTCCCGTTCACCTCGCCGTGCTCTTCCTCCGCCTTCGCGCCGATCACGCCCGCCTTCACGTACGCGCCCTGATCGCGAATCGCCTTCAGCACATGCCCGAGCTTGTCGAAGCCCCGGTCGATCTCGCGAACGCTAAACTTGACGCGGGTTTTCACGGGACCCAGGGCCCCCCGAAGCTCAGCCGCTTCAGACGCAGGTACTCCTTGCCGTACCCGGTGGAGTCGAGTGGGTTCGAGCCCTGCGCCACGCTGAGCGCGTACATCCGGGAGACGCTCCCGACGGTCTCGCTCTGCACCGGTCCGCGCGCGCCCGCGTTCTGAGCGGACGCCATCGCACCCAGATGCGCGGCGAGCGCGCGGCGCGCGCGGTCCGCCTTGGCCGTGCTGGGCCAAGTCGCGTCGTGGATCTCCTCGTCGTTGACCTGCGCAAGGATGTCGTTCTGCGTCCCGACGGCGAGCGCCGCAAGCGCCGCGTCCCCGGGGTACGCCGTCGTGACTTGAGCCCACGTGATGCTCATCTAGGACCTCCAAAAAGAAAAACGCCGCGCTCCGGGGGGGACGCGCGGCGCCGAGGTGCGGAGCGCGAGCGCCCCCGTCCTCTCCGACTAGGCCGGGGTGATACCATCCCCATAAATTACGGACTTGGGATACGGAGCTACCACACCGCCGGTCTTCAGGCGAGCGTTGACCACGTAGACGAAGTTCTTCTGCTGGGGCGCCAGCTGCTCGTACTCGATGGACATCAGCAGGTGGAGGTTCTGCAGCTTGGGATCGTACGCGACCATCCGACCGTCGCTCGACCCGCCTGCGGCGGAGTTGCGCTCCCACCCGACAACCTCGACGTCGGTCCGGGTGCCCTTGAAGAACTCCAGGATCGTGGTGTCGCTGGTCGAGCTGCGCGCGGTGTTGCTGATGTACTGCAGCGCCGCGGTCGGCAGCACGAGCCGCTTGGGGGACTCGACTTCCTTCGTGTCGGTGATCACCTGGGAGATCATCCCGTTCATGTCCCGGAGGATCTGATCGGGAGTCTTCGTGGTCCAGAGCTTCGAAGAGCCCGTACCGTCAGCGGGGACCGTGTAGGTCGCCGTGCTGGCGATGTTGAGCAGCCCCTTCAGGCCAAACGTGCTGTCGCCAGTGGCGCAGACGTCGTCGAGGTACTGCGCCAGACCCTGGCGGGTGGCGTAGGCGCGCTCGCGCTCGAGCGGGCGCCCGCCCTTCATCGCGGCCTGGATCTCATCGAGGGAGTAGCTGAACGCGAGGCCGAAGCTGCGCAGGGAAAAGCTGAACTCAGTTCCCTTGGTGTTGGCCAGCGGCAGGTCATCCGCCATGTCGATCATCGGCGCCGGCTTCGCCCGCCAGTCGTACTGACGGTAAGTGTACGTCTCGGCCCCTGCGGCGAGCTGCTTGGTGGGCAGGAACTTCCGGCCCTTCAGCTCGGCGTACTTCACATCGAAGGACTCCGCCGCGATCTCCTCCAGCTGGCGCTGGAAAAAGACGTTCTCGGCGGCGTCGAGCGACTCGATCTTTCGGTAATGGAACATGGCGTTTCGGGTCCTTGCTGTGAGAGGGGCTGCGAAGGGTTACGCGTAGGTCAGCTTGAGGGTAGCGGGCTTCGCCCCGTTGACCTGAACAACGACGAGCGTGTCTTCGGCGACGGTGTTGGCGACCGCGACCTGGAACAGCCCGGCCGAGGTGGAAGTCATCCATGCGAAGGTGGGCGCGTTGGTCGCGGCGGAAGCGCGGTTCAGCGTCCCGTTCCCGCCGTCGGTGAGCGCGCCTTGGCCGGCGGTCACAGGGACGGCCGTGATGAAGACCTCCTTCGTCGCGGACACCGCCTTGCCCCGCTTGTCGGTGATCACGCCCGAGACGGTGATCGAGTTGGAGGCCTCGGCGGCCGCGGTCAGGGTGACCAGCAGCTCAACCTCATCGGCCTGCTCGCTCGCCCAGTTGACCGCGGCGTCGAACTCGACCAGCGCAGGCTGAGTGGTGGTCCCGCCGAAGAGCACGCGAGCGCCGGGCACCAGAACGCACTTGCCCGAGTCGCTGTCATTGCGGATCTTCCCGAGCTGGGTGTTGCTCCCGCCATCGGAAGTGATCCGGCAGTAGACCGAGTCGCCAACGGCCATCGTCTCTTCGACGGCCATGTAGACCCGGCCCCACTCGGCCACGTTGCAGGCCGCGCCGGACTTGATCGCAGCCTCGCCCGTGAGCGAATCTGGATCGCGCGCGAAGCTGTTCACCACGATCCCGGCGATAGTGTCGCCAGCGTCCGCGGGGAGATCGCACTTCTTGTACTGCCCGGACTCGGACTTGAAGGCGACGAACACGCCCGACGGGATGTCCGCGCCCTGGTCATTGACGTACGTGCCCAGGCGTCTCGGACCGGTATCGCCGAGCTGGCCCGAAAACGCGCCGGAGAAAGAGCGGGAGTAGGTGGTCTGCGACATGGTCGGCTGTCCTTGTTCGTGAAAGGCGAGAGTGGGTTACTTGGTAGCGAGGGCGGCGTTGTACTTCGCGGTCGCAGCGGCGACCAGGTTGGTCGGCGAACCGGAACCCGGGGCGGGCGGCGTGGTGGAGTCCGAGCGCGGGTTGGAGGAGGCGACGCGGAGCGCGGCGAGCGCGGGGTTCACGCGAGCGTGCGCGGCCAGCTCCGCGTCAAAGCGAGCCTCGACGTAGGCGGCGGACTTGCCCTCTGGCATTTCGCCCGCGAGCTTCTCAATCACCGCGAGGCGCACGGCGTTGTCGTCCTTCCCATCGAAGCTGGCCTCAGCCCCGACGATCTCCTTCGCCTTGGACTCGAGCGCGGCGCGCGCGGTCGCGGCGGCCAGCGCCTTCGCGGGCGCCTCCGCCAGCTGCGCGGTCAGGCTGGCGACCTGCTTCTCTGCGGCGTCGGCGCGCGCGCGCTGCGCGTCGCCCTTCGCCTGGGTCTGCTCGAACAGCACCGCGACCGCCTCGTCAACCTCGATCTCGGTTCCGCTGTCCAGCTTGATCTTGCGCTTCATGGGCTCGGGCTCCAGTGCATCAGGTGGTGAAATGGCGGAATCGGACGCTAGCATCGCCGCGTCTTCGGTGTCCATCTTGACCCGGATCTCGGGTCCAGCTCGACCCACGTCGACGATGGCCGCATGATTCCCGCGGATGTTCCGCTGAATCGCGTCGTATTTCTCACCGTCGGGAGTGACCCCGGAAGTCATCTCGAGATCGCACACGTAGCCGAGGGAGATTTGGGTCTTGCCCTTTTCGACCGCGGCGATCACCTTTGCGTCGGTGAGCATGATCGACCCGCGCATCTTACTGTCTTCGCGCGCGGGCGCGCCCACGGTTCCGACCTGGAATTGATGAGTGTTTCCGGGGGTCAGCAGCCCGACCGGCGGATGGTCATTCGTCACTGGCATCAGGTCGAAGGAAGCGACCGAGTCGGTGTTGAAGACTTCATCAGGTGGGCGGTACTCGCGGGTGGTCGCGCCGTCGCGCGTGCGGCGGTAGGTGAACACGCCCGCTCGAGTGAGGTACGCGTCAACGCGCAAATAGCCGTTGTCCAGTCGGACTGGCTTGCGCAGTTCACCGCGATCAGAACGAAAAACACCCATGAGGTCGAGTTGACCCCATGGGTGGCTGTTACGTCAAGGCGACCCTACCGACCGGCGTCCGGCTTCAGCGCAGCACACCCACGAAGGCAAGCATCAACCGCGACCGGATCCGTGTACCGACCGCACACTTCCCGGACGCATGTCTGGTACCGCTGCTCACGGTCGCTTCCGAAGGCGCACCACGCAAGCGTCATGTGGAGAGCCCCGAAGAACAAAGCGGCGCCCGAAGCTACAGCCAACGTGCCGCGGTTCATGGGAGCACCTCGCACGCGCCGATGTGCGGCGCACCGATCCTACAGCCGGGAAGGCACTTCGGTGTTTCGTAACTGAACGGGGCTCCTAGTGCGCACTCCTTGAACACGAAGTTCCCTTGTTCGTCGGGCGTGAACGGGGCGCCCGTCATGTGTAGCTCATGGAACTGACCGGGGGGTGAGTTCCCAGCTCCCCCCGGCGGGCTTTCGGCGAAAGAGGCGAGCGCGCGCTCGAGCGGGCTTCCCGGCGGGGCGATTGGAGGCGCCTCGATTCGAAGATCCGCCAGGATCATGGTGACGTGATCGATCCTCACATTGAGCGCGCTGTCCTCGAGATCGCTCATGGCGATTGTGGTCGCCTCGATGCACTCGTCGATGGTGTCATTGCGCAAGTCGGCCAGCGTCCCCCCGTCTGGCGCGAAGCGGGTGTTGACCGTGAGCCACTGCGCGAATTGGCGCTGCGCGTCCCGTCCGCCGTCCAGCTCGAGCGCTGCGGCGAGGATCAGCAGCGCCTCGCTGCGAATCAGGATTGAGGGGGCGTCTTGCGCGACCAGTCGCAACAGCCGTTCACCGCGATTCTTGAGCTTGTTCACTTGCCACCCGCCTTGGCGAGGATTGCGCGGCAATCGGTCTCAGCCGCTTCAGCGTACTTCTTAAATTGAGCCGCGGTAGGTCCTTTTGCATTATGTATGTTATTAAACACCCAGATAGCAGACTCGCACACCCGAAGTGCCTCTCCCAGCAGGTCCGCCTCCGCGCACTCAACGGCGCGCGGGCCGCAGTGCTTGTCGTAGGAATTCACGGCGGCGACGATTAGATCGCCGTCATTCCCGTCCATGAACGGACGATCGCAGAGCACGGTTGCGCCGTTCGAAGCCGTGAACGCTGGACTGGACTCCTCACCGTCTGCATTTCTGTCGTACTTCCAAGGCGGCGGCGTGTACTTGCTCACAGCGCCCTCCCGCCGTCGGTCTTTTGTGGCTCAGCGACCAAGCAGTCCGGGCCGGAGTTCCGCTGCAGCTTCGCGGTCCCCGCGTCGACCGGGCACACCGACTTGTAGACGATTTTGTACGGGCCGGTCTGCGGCGTTCCGTCGTCGCAGGGCTCCCCGGTAGCGGGGTCGACGGGGCAACCGCAAGCGGCGACGAGGACCAACGGAAGCAACAGGACGAATCGAAGGGTTCTCATGAAGGCTCCTTACATTTCAATACTGAACGTTTGTTCAGGTGAGCGACTACTTCCGCCCACCTCGGCTACCGGGCCGCCGAGGCGGCCCGGTTCGTTTTAGAACCCCTGTGCCTTCAGCCAGTCGGAAAGGGAGGCGGTCTCACCCTTGGCTTTCGCCGCATACCAGGCCGACACCCGCGCCTGCTGGGCCCGCTCTTCGGTACCGCGGGGGGCCACGTTCTTCCCGGTGCGCTTCTTCTTCTCGGTCTCAGTCATGCCCGTATCTATAGCAACCTCGGGGCCAAGTTGAGGCTTCGGCCAACCGCTCTGAAATCCTCAAGGTAACTTTAAAACCACACGCGGCCAGGGCAAAATTGGATTGGACGCGCGCACTCCACATGTCCGAAGTTCGGTCAGTCTTCGCCGGCCGGCGGCCCCTCCGAAGCCGCGAACAGATCGTCTAGCACCGGGTCGGCGAAGCATCGGCACTGGTAGTCGTCGCCGGGGTGTCCGGTCTCACCGGTGCGCGAGCTGATCACCGGAGGGTCATCCCAACGCTGCAAGGTTCCATCCAGCTCCGCGTGATCATCACGTACGCGCGAGTCGTTCACGGTGCGCCAGATGTACGAGTCGACGCCCAGCGCCTGCTGGCGCGAAGCGTTCAGCTCGCCGTAGAACTTCAGCGTTTGATCTCGGGCGATCAGCTTGGCGCGGGACTCGCTCACCTCGTACCGGTCCTCTATCTCCGCGACCATCTGCTCGTGGCGCTCGCCCGTGCGGATCCCGTTAATCACCCGCTGCTCGACTTGATCAAAAAACTGCTGAGGGATCGACTTGATCAGCGCCACGTTCTCGGCCGTGAAGTCCTTGATCCGCTGGGTCAGCCCCGGCTCGGCGATCACCGGGTCGATTCCGAGCTTCGCCTGGATCTGCTTCCCGAGCTGCTCGCGCTGGAAGGTGGACGTCCGTTCGGCGTACTTGCGCGCGAGCTTGGCAAGATCGCTCGGCGCCCATGCGCGATAGAACTGTTCGCTGATCCGGTCGAGCATCTTGTTCACGCGCTTGCCCGGGTCCATTGCGTCGAGCCGGAAGCGCGCGGGGAAGCGAAGGATCGCTTCGTGGTACCCCATCAGCTCACCGTCGATTCGCACCGAGTCGCCGCGACGCTCCGCCGCGCGCTCGGTCAGCTCCGGCAGAAGGGGGATCAACCGCGCGTTGACCAGCACCTTCGCACTGGCGATGACCTCGCGCAGCTCGGCGAAGTAGGCGAGCTGGATCGCGGTGGGCGTGAGCGGCCTGTATTGCCCGCGCGGCGGGCGCAGCCTGCGCCGCGCCGCTACTTGCTCAGCGAGGCTACGTACTCGACGCGCCATCGAAGGTCTCCAGGAACTCATTCACGACGCAGGCGACGCATTCAGAATCGCAATAGCGCAAGTCATGGTCATGCTCCAGTGACTCAGCCTTACGCCCGAGGTCAAACGCCCAGCCGCAAGCGACGGACGCGATGTGTTCTTGACGGTACTTCCGAGAACGATGGAGATTCAGCACATGCGTATCAGTGGCTCGTCTGTAATCCCCCCAAAGTCTGCAGGCTGTTCGGTACTCTTCGCGTAGGGCTTCGAAATCGTCCGACCCCATCAGAGCCCTCCGCCGTCTCCAGGAACCTCGAACGCCTTCAAGTTATGCTTCAACGCCTCGTTGCGCTCGCGCTCTGTCCGGAACTTTTCCACGTACTCGCGGCGCGAGGCTCGCACGATCTCGAGCGCGTCCTTCAACGACTCGCGCTCAGCCAGCGCTCGGTTGAACTGCAACGACGCCTGCTCGAGCAGCTCCCGCGCGCGGTCGCGCTCGTACAGAAGCGTCGCGTTCTTCTCGCGGATGTCCTCGCCCGCGCGCTCGGTCTCGAGCAAACGACGGCGCAAATCGGCGATCTCGTCGCAGCGCTTCGCGTACTCCGCCTGGTTGAACTCGGCGTTCTTCGCGAGGGAGAGCGCGCACCCGAGGGCGGTGCGCGCTTCGTCTCGCTCCTTCAGAAGCTGTTCAAGGACGGCGTGCGCTTCGTCCAGATTCGCTTGCAGCGCGCTGATGTAGTTATGAACAGGCGTCCCGGGTGCTGTTACGACTCCCTCGATGACCCCGGTAGGGGCCGGGGTACTCAGAACTTCGGCGATTTTAGTGGCCAACCGTTCCTTCATGGCGTCGCGTTCTTCTTCGTAGGTCATGGCCAAGTACATTAAACAGTAAAACGGCCGGGGTCAACTACTTTCCGAAGCCCCCGGGCTTTTTCCCGAATCCGCCTCCTCCGGATGGAGGCTTACCTTTCGCGACCGGCTTCCCGCCGAACCCTCCTGGCTTGCCCCCGCTCTTGGGCGGGAAGCCTCCGCCGCCCGGCGCGCCACCCGCCTTGGCTGCCTCCAGGTTCATCTGAGCGGCCTCGTCGTCCGCGGCCTTGCGCTCGGCCGCCATCGCCGAACGGTCGGAGGTCGCCAGCTTGATCTCCGCACTGAAGGTGTCACCGCCCCACAGGGACACCGCCCCCTCCTCAGGGGTGATCATCTGGTTGGTAATCGCGAGTGCCACCATCTCGACCACAGCCTTCCGACGCTGCGCTTCTTGCAACTCGTCGAGTTGCCACAGCGGCTTCCATTTGATCGACCATTTCTCGGGCAGCTTCAGGCCCATCGCTTGCGCCTTCAGCTCGCAGACCTTGCGCACGATCTTGGAGAGATCTCTGACCTGCCCGGCCTTCACGTCGTCGTAGAACCAGCGGATATTGGCGTCGCCCGTCGCGTTCAGCCCCGCGGGGGATTCGCCCATGAGCTTCGACACAGGGATGCGCGCGGCTGCGGCGAGCCTCGTAGCGAAGCGGTCGAGCAAGTCCGGCAGGCCTGTAACCGTGGTGGTCTTGCGCTCGAAGTCTTCGCCGTCCGCGTCGAGCATCACGGAGTTCAGCACCGAGCGCGAGTAGTCCGCCGCGCGCACGCGGTTGCGGAAGCGCTGCGCGTCCTCGGGATCCTCGCTGGCGACGAGGTCAGCCAGACCTTTCATCTTGAAGATCGTCTGGGAAAAGTCCTGCATCAGCACGCCGGTCGCGGCCCAGCTGGATTGGAAGTCCCGGACAATCTCCCAGCAACGGGTGAGCGTCGAATCCCCCCACCCATTGACCGACTCCCGCCGATGGCGCTTCGACACCACCACCCCGTCGAACCGGACGATCCGGGACTCGTGGACGATTTGCGTTCCGACCAATCGCCCGAGTCCATCCATATTGTCCGGGGTCAGGTAGTAGGTCTCGATCTCGCCGTACTTCGGCGCACCGGGATCGCCATACCAGGTGGCAGGGGAAAGCTCGCGCGGATGCAAGACGTTGATCCACTCGAATGCCCTCACGCGCTTCGGGTCCAGAGGCTTGCTCATGTCCCGCTGTCCGTCGTCGGCGCCGAGCAGCCACGCCCCTCCCCCATACGCGCGCGCGTAGGTGCGCGCCTCGTAGATCTTGGAGAGCAGCTCCATCTCGTCCAGTGCGTGCTCGATTTCCTCGAGCGGGTCGGGCCCCTCGGGCTGCGGCGCGCCGGGGGCGCCCGGGGGCTGGCCCTGCTTCACAAAGGGCGGGGGTTTGGCGGGCTGCAGCCCGCCCCCCGCGGCGGGGGTTTCCTCGCCCGGGCGCACAGGCTGCGCGTCGGGGTCCTTGGGGGGCGGGGCGCCCTCGCCCGGTTTCGCTTCCGGATTGGGCGTCTCCCCGGGCTTCTCGGAGCCTGCGGCTTCCTTCCCCTTGATCTCCAGCGCTCCGCCCGGTCCCTTGTTCTCGGGGGCGTTCGGATCCGGTTGACGGGGCGCCCCGCTCATCATCGGATCTGGTTGAAGCCCGTTGGGCATTTCCGCGGGC